GGTTCCCGTGCCTACGGGAACCGGCCACTTTTCTTACCGGGATCAGATCCCTTCGTGGACGAACGTCGAGCCGTTTGCCTCGACGACCGCGTGACCGAACGTGCCGTCACGGCCGGCGAGGTAGGTCTCGGCGATCTTGTCGGCCAGGGTGCGGGCTGCGGAGTAGTCCAGGACCTTCCCGGGGACCGTCTTGGCCGAGTCGTCGTGGCCGCCCTCGGTCGCCAGGATGATCACGCCGGGGACGGTCTCGACGGGCTGCCCGGTCTCCCACCAGCCGTGCTGCTTGCCCGGCTGGACGAGCGGGATCATCGCCATCGTCCCGGGGGGCAGGTCCGGGTCGAGCAGGGCGCGCAGGGCGGCCGAGTGCGCGTCGAGGGTGACCCGCCACCGGACCGACAGGTCGATCTGCTCGGGGGACGCGTCGGTCGTGTAGCTGGTCATGTTGTCGTGCCAGCAGTTCGGCCCGAGGCAGTCGGGGGCCGGGTCGAACGTGTGGGTCGTGGCGATCCCGTGGACCGTCCGGGCCGGGTTGTCCTCGCCGTGGTGGGTGGGGTGGGTGCACCAGGCGATTGAGCCGGTGCCGCAGCGGATGCACATGGCGGTCGGTTCCTCTCTCAGATCTGGCTGGCGTCGGACTCGGCGGCGGCCAGGACGGCGTCGAACATGGCCGGCGAGGCGCCGGTCAGGCGGGCCTGCGAGTAGTTCACGCTGCGGGCATCGTTGACGTAGATCTCGGCGGTGCCGTCCTCGACGACGACGCGGACCACGCCGCGCGGGCCGGCGGTCAGTTCAAACCAGTTGGCGCCGGCGGGGGCGTCGTCGGCGGGGAAGTAGCCCCGGGCCATCAGCGTGTCGAGCATTTCCGGTTCCTTCTCTCTCAACTGCTTACGTGTTAAGAATACAGGGCGGGGTCCGTCCTTGCCTACCCCTTCCCGGTAATTAATCGGGCCGGCTGCCAACGATCCGTTGACAGCCGGCCCGGCCGGGCTGCTGGCCCTAGTAGTCGCCCTCGGTCCACACCTCGACGACCTCAGGGTCGTCCCATAGCTCGGCGATCAGGGCGTCGGTCTCGCCGCCCTCGGTCCCCCAGCAGTCGGTCCTGCCGTCGAGGAACCTGGCCCACACGGTGATCATGACGTCGTCCCCACCCAGCGCTCGGCGTCGTAGTCGTAGCCGGTGACCCCGGATGCCAGCGCCTGGGCGACGTGTCTCGCCGAGATCGCCGACGGGCGGCTGTGCTGCTTGCCGCAGACCGGGCAGGTGTTCCCCTGGTGGATCGCCCGATCGATCGGGACGGGGACGCTGGGCGCCGTCTGGGTGGCCTCGACGGCGGCGCGCTCGGCGTCGAACGCGGCGACCAGGCCGGCGAGCGGGTTGCCCTGCCCGGTCAGGGCGGCGTGGTCGAGGACGTTCTGCCGGTCGATCTGGCGCATCTGGGCGAACAGCGGGTGCGCCTTCCCCCATTTGGCCTCGACGGCGGCGGCGCGCGGGTAGGCCGGGCAGCCGCACTCGTCGCGGTAGCCGCCGTGCTCGGGGCAGTAGGTCTCGTGGTTGGCGAGGATCATCATCTGGTCGGCGGTCATCGGTCGTTCCTCTCTCAAGCTGGCCGGTGCCGGTCGATGGCCGGCGCCGGCTGGTGGTCATTCGGCAATGCGGGCGACGATCGCCTTGACGTCCCGGCCGAGCGCATACGGCAGGTCGAGGGCGATCAGGGCGGCGGTCTGGACGGCGTCGGCGAGCGGGTAGCTGTCGTACAGGTCGCGGGTGACCCGGGCGATCAGGTGGTCGGCGTCGCAGGCGGGGCACTGGGCGCCGGGCTGCTCGCAGGTGGCCGAATGGATCAGGGTCTCGCGCAGGTCGTCGAGGACGTTGAGTCCCTCGGCCCGGGTGAGCGTCGCGGTCGTCATTTCGGGTTCCTCTCTCTCGCTTACGTGTTAAGAATACAGGGCGGCCCGGACGCCTGCCAAGGCATCCGGGCCGATCCGCCGGGTCTGGTCAGTAACCGAGCCGGCGCAGGTCCGCGTTAAGCATGCGGGACAGGACGTGATGCCGGGCATCGACGTAGGTCCGGCCGTTGACATCGACGAGGACGGCGTCGCCGGTGATCGCCTTGCCGTCGCGGATCGCTGCGCGCAGCCGGTCAGCGAGCTTGCGCCCACGGACCGAGATCCCGCCCGTGTCCGGGCGGTCAACGTGCGCCCAGACCGGGGTGACGTGCCAGCAGTCCGGGCCGAACTCGGCGGCGGCGATCTCGACGCCGGCCAGTTCCGGGGTGGCGCCGATGACCTCGCGCCGGAACATCGGCGTCACGGTCCGGCTGGTGGGGGTGATCTCGACGATGTCCTGCTCGCGGGTGACCAGGACGGGCAGGCCGTTGACGACCTCGACGGTGGTCTCTCCGATGGCGATCATGGCGGTCGGTCCTCTCTCAGATCTGCTGGCCGTGGCGGCTGACGTAGGCGTCGGTGCAGCGGCCGTTGGTGTATTCGAATACTTGGTGCCAGCGGGTGCCCTGGTCGTCGGCGAACGGCTCGCCGGTGACGATGCCGGTGTACCCGCGCCGGCCGGCCTCGATCTGGGCGACGACGTCGTCGATGGTCTCGGCCGGCTGCTGCTGGGCGGCGGTCTGGGTCATCTGGGTTCCTCTCCCTCAAGTCCTTACATGTTAAGAATAGGTGGTGGGCGGGCCGCCTGCCAAGGCGATCCGCCCACGCGGGCCAGTATTTCTTACTCGGTGATCTCCGGGTAGCGGGCGCGCAGTTCGCGCGGGGCGACCGCCAGGGCGTCGAGCGGGTTGACCCCCATGACCTCGGCCGAGAAGATCCGGCCGACTGGGTATGTGCCGACGCTCACCTGATACAGGGTCAGGCCGTCCTGGGACGGGCCGAGCGCAGACGGCGCGACAGCCGGCTCGGGCGCGATAGCCGGCTCGGGTGCGGGACCGGTTTCCTCGGCGAGCAGCCGGGCTAGCTGGTTGCTGTTCCCGATCGTCGCCAGGACGGCGGCGCGGGCCAGTTTCTGATCGGTGTCGAGGGCCGGGCCGCCGTCGTCGAGGTCGGCGAGGTCGGCGTGGGCGGCGGTGGTCGCCGGGTCGGCGGCGTAGATGTCGCCGGCCGGCCCGGCGGCGTATCCCCGGACCACGGTCGCCAGGGTGGCGAGCCGGTCGAGCAGTTCCTGCCCGACCCCGGCCAGGTTGAGGTCGTAGGCGAGCTTGTCGAACGCGATCTGAATGTCGCGCGAGCTTGTCATGGGTGGGTGTTCCTTTCACGCTGGATCGCCGCCCACGATGCGAGGACGGCGCGGATGCCGGCGACCGACTCGTACCTGCGCTCGACCCCGTCGTTGCCGTGGGTCAGGTAGGCGCGGACGGCCCGGCCGGTGGTCTCGCTGATGTCGATGCAGCCGAACAGGGCGTCACGGCCGGGGCCGTTGACGAACACCCGGTACAGGCCGCGCCGGCGTCTCGGATCGGCCTGCGGGCGCAGGCCGCCCTCGACGGCCAGGCCGACAAGCTGGACGGTGACCGCGGTCGCTGGGTAGCCCGCCAGCAGCGTCACCGCCGCGACCCGGGCCAGCGCCGGTGTGGCGTGGTCGGTTCCGGTGATCGCGGCGGTGACGCTGCTGGCGGGCATGGCAGGGTTCCTCTCTCTCGGGGTTCGCCCGGCGGGGAAGTGCCGGGCGGTTCCTCTCTCGGGTCTTACGCGGGCAGGAATGCGTCGGGCCGGAACGCCGGGGCGTCGTCCGGGCCGCCGTCGAGGGCAAGCCAGCGGATACCGTCGCTGGCGTCGGCGAACCACAGCCGCCGGGCCGGGTCGTAGGTCCATCCGTTGACCTGCATTTGCGTGTTCCTCTCTCTCGGGCCGGCCGGGGGATCGAGCGGGCCGACCCCCCGGCCGGCGGTCTAGCGCCGGGGCGGGCAGGCCAGGCCCGGATCGAGCCACGAGGACCCGTCCAGTTCCTTGGCCAGCACGCGCCCGCACCTGGGGCACACCCACACCGGGCGCCGGGTGGCGACCGAGCAGGCCGGCAGCGGGTTCACGACGTCACCGCCGAGATCCCGGCCGCCAGCGCCTGGCGGGCGATCTTGTGGGCCTGGGCCCAGGTGATCGTCCCGGCCTCGCACATGGCGACCATCCGGGCCACGTTGGGCAGGTGCCCGAACTCGGCCGCGAACGCGCGGACCTCGGCCTCGGGGCAGATCGTGATGGTGGTCATTGTGACCCCCTTCCCGGCCGGTGGGTTCCGGCCTGTCGGCTGATGTTCTCTGCGGTTCGATCTGCCCTACAGATGAAACATTACCGGGTAGGTGGGGGATCTGCCTACCCCTTGGCCGAACTTTTCTTAACGGGATAGGACGGGGAGCAGGGCGCGGCCGATCGCGGCCGCCATCAACGGCGGCACCGACTGACCGATCCGCTGGCACTGCTGGGCATAGTCCCCCGTCAGGACGTAATCCACCGGCACCGACCCGATCTGGCGCAGTTCGGCGATCGTGAACCGGCGCGGCTCGGACGGGTGGCACGGTCCCGCGCGAGTGCCGGCCAGGCCGGTGATCGTATAGCCCGGCGCGTTGAGATTCCCCCGCTTGAGGTTGAGGAACTTCGACGAGTTGTAGATGCCGGCGCGTCGCATCCGGTGCCACTCGGCGGCCAGTTGCGGCGACAGCGGCGCCGGCTCGGGATCGTCCGGGTCCGGTACGGCGGCGTCGAGGGCTTCCCGCAGCACCCGCCGGTAACCCAGCGGCGCGGGGAACACCGGATCATGGCGCAGGTCGTTGCGGACGCCGACGATGATCACCCTTTGGCGCATCTGCGGCACGCCCAGCCAGGACGCGTCGAGGACCTTGGCCGCGACCCTGTACCCCGGGTCGCGCAGCTTGGGCAGCAGCGCCAGGAAGTAGCCCCGGGCGCGGCCTTTGATCAGGCCGGTGACGTTCTCGGCGACGAACACGCGCGGCCGGGTCTCGGCGACGAGGCGGGCGAACTCGGGGTAGAGGTCGTCGGTGCGCTGTTTGTGCTCGCCGAGGTAGTCGCGGGTCTTCCCCCACGCCGCGTCACCTTTCCCCGACGTCGAGAACGGGTCACAGGGCGGCGACCCGTCGAGCAGGGCCAGGTCGGGGCCGGTGGCGGCGAGGATGTCGGCGCCGGTGACCTGGCGGACGTCGCGCCGGTCCAGGACGGTCCCGGGGGCCATGTTCGCGGCGTAGGTGTCGGCGGCGGCGGTGGTGAACTCGCACGCGTACCCGATCCGGTAGCCGGCGATCCTGTACCCGGTCGAGGACCCGCCCATGCCGGCGAACAGGGAGGCGGCGACGTGCCCGTTCGGCTGAACCGCGGCGATCTCGGCCAGCGTTGGCAGGACGTAGGCCGGGCGGGTCATCCGGCGCGCGGGGTTGTCTTCCCCGACCATTTGTAGCCGCAGGACGGGCACTCGTGTTCGGTGGGCAGGTCGTCGCCGGCGTCGGGGAACATGCCCTCGCCCTGGTCGATGTCGGCGAGGATCTCGTCGAGGTCGTCGCGGCCGTAGGTCGCCGGCAGGGCGTCCCGGCCGGCTAGTTCGACGAGCAGGGCGGCGAGCTTGAACGGGTCGTCGCGGCCCAGCCGTGCGGAGTGATTCCAGTCGAGCATCATCTGCTCGGCGGCGTCGTCATCGACGTCCAGCCAGAACCCGGGGACGGCGGGGGCGCCTTGCCCGACGGCGGTCCGGTAGGTGTGGTTGCCGCTGATGATGTACCCGGTGGACCGCTGGACCAGGACACCGCCGGCCATACCGTGTTTGCGCATCGACGAGTCAATCGCGCCGAGGTCGCCCTCGTTGACGTTCTTTGGGTGCTCGCGGATCGCCGTGACGTCGATCGCGGGGTCGAACTCTTGTGGTGCGAGGCGGAACCCCTCGGCCGGGGCGGCGGTCACTGGCCTGTCAACGGGTCGTTGGCAGCCGGCCGGATGTCGCCCTCGACCTTGAGCCCGGTCAGCTTCCCGCCGATCGACGTCGCAGGGGTCACCACGGCGCCGGGGGACAGGTGGATCGAGTCGGCCTGGGCGAGCAGGGCGCGCAGGTGGGCGAGGGTCAGCCGGGTCCCCTTGGGGACGGTGATGTCGGTCGAGGCGGTCGGCAGGCCCGGGACGTACCTCGGGCCGGCGGGGCCGGGCATCGGTTCGGGGGAAGTGCTCATGGCGCCATTATGACCGGCAGGTCTCGGCGTGCGAGCCGAACGGGTGCCGGCACCGGTCCGGGTCGCAGCCGACGGGGATCTGCGCCCCCGTCTGCGGGTCGTGCCGGTGCGGCTGACCGCCGCCCAGGTGGTCATGCTCCCGCCACCCGGTCAGGCCGCTGCCGTCGGCGGTGCGCTCGGCGTGCCGGTGCCGGTGCCCGGACACGATATGCCAGGGCACCGGATCCAGGGCGCCCGGCTGGGGCGCCGTCACAACCGCCTCGACGGGCAGGGACGGCTCAACCCGGAACGACAGGCCGGCGACGTTCCCGGTGAGGATCGCGTCAGCGGCGGCCAGGCCAGCGTCGCCGTCGAGACTGATCGACGCGGTCACGCCGCGATCGTCGGCGGCCAGGCGGGCGGTGCCGATACGCGGTCCCCCGTCGAGGGTGACCTCGACCTCGTCGGGGATGCGCAGGGCGCCCGGGGCGATGACCTCGCGGTAGCTGGCCGGCTTGCGGCGGTGGCGGGCCACCTTAGAACACGCCCCCGTCGCAGGCGATGCACACCCGGCCGCCGCCGGCCGGTTCCTGGTGGACCGGGCACCGGGGGACGGTGCCGTCGCCGTCGGGAACGGACAGAACGATCCCCGGCACGAACGGCGGCTCGCCGTCGAGCAGGGCGGTCTCGTAATCCTCGCCAGTCAGCAGGGCGGCGAGCCGGGCCGGCATCGGCCCGGTCCGGGTCGCGGCCTTGCCGAGCAGCCGGCCGCCGTGCCGGTCAGGCAGCATCGGCCTTGGCCTTCCCCGGGTTGCCCCGGCCGCGCCGGTGCGGCAGATGCGCCTCGATCGTCGCCCTGTACCACCAGGATTGCCACACGGTGCGGACCGGGCCTTTGCCGTCCTCCCCAGTGGGGATCTTCCGCTTGTCGCGGCCGTCCTCGACGGGCAGGTCGTGGACGGTGAGCTTGCCCCGGCGGGCCAGTTGCCGGGACCGGCCGGCGGTGGCGCGCAGCGAATCGGTTGAGGCGAGCCCGAGTAGCTCGACGACCTGCTCGGGCCACAGCCGCTCGTGCGGCTGCCCGGGGCCGGTGTCGGTGAACTGCTCGTCGGTCGTTGTCATCGGCTGTTCCTCTCTCCTGTGGCTGGTCAGCCTATTGTTTCACGGGTGCGGCTGGTTGAGCGAGCGGGCACCGGGCACCGAGTGCGAGCTACCGCACCAGCACGAGCCGGCCCGGTGCTGGCGGATCTCGGCCTTCCGGGTCGGCACCGGCTCGGCGGTGCTGATATAGCCGAGCAGCCGGCCCAGTTCGGCGGCGAGGTCCTCGGCGCGGCTGATCGCGTCGTCGAGGTTCGCCGGCGCCGTGGACGAGGCGGGCCAGGCGGCGAGGATCGCGTCGCCAAGCTGGGCGGCCTCGATGATCCCGGCGCCATCGAGCGCGGCGGTCAGTTCGGTCCGGTCAGGTCTCATCGGGGGATTCCTCCGGTTCGTGCAGGGCGAGGTCGCCGTCGGCGACTGGCCGGGCCGGGCACATCAGCGCCGGCCATTTCTTGCCATCGGCGGCCCAGTCCGGGCGGGGACCTTGGGGCCGGATCCGCTGGTGGCACCAGCGGCAGTCGCGGGCGCCGAGGAACATCGCGAGCCATCCCGGGTCGGTGGCGCGGCGCCGGGACGCGGGCGGGTCGTCGGTGATGGCGTTACGGATGGTCAGCGCATAGCCGGCCATCATCGCGGCACTCACCTGGTCGGAATTGGCGCGCGCCCGCTGATCCCATCGGCGGCTCAGATCCCACACCCGGCGCAGCGCCGCGCAGTCGGTCTGGGCGTGTTCCCGCCAGGCGGTCGCGTCCTCGGCTGACGCGTTGAGGGCGTCGAGGGCGAGGCGGGCGTCGCACGGCCACGACTCGCCGTCGTGCTGGCAGACCTCCCGGCCGGTCGCGGGCCGGTGCCGGCGGTCGGCGAGCATAAGCGCTGCCCTGGTCTGGCCGTCGGCGGTCATGGCATGGCCCCGCAGCCGAGGAACGCGCACTGATTCAGGCAGGCGCACGGCCGGACGTCGGGTCCCTGGCCGTGGCCGGCCGAGCAGCGGACACAGCCGGGGTTCGGGGCGTCGGTCTCGGATTCGGCGAGGATCACGAACTCGGCGGCCTCGCCGGGGGGCATGCCGTTGACCGTGACCAGGACATGGCCGGTGTCGGATTCCCACGTCGCGCCGTTCTCGACCTCGTCGGCCGCCAGCACGGACGGGCGGGCGGCGAGCAGGGCGACGAGCCGGTCGATCAGTTGCTCGGCGGGGACACCGCCCAGGCCGAAGATTCGCCGGATCTCGCCGGCATCGACGACGATCTGCCGGGTCGTGGTGTGGCTGAACCTGATTGTCGCGTGCCGTTCGCCGGGCGGCCCGGCGGCGGCGAGAGTCTCGGCGGTCGTATCGTGGTCGTGGATCATGACTCGGTTCCTCTCTCGCGCAGCCCGGCGAGGACCAGGCCCGTCACGCGGGCGGATTCCTCGGCGGCCTCACGGGCGTTGTCCTCGCGGGTCTGCGCGTCCTGGTATTCCTCGATCGCCTCGGTGATGATCGCGTCCATCACCGGCACCGGCAGGGCGTCGGCCTCGGCCTTGCCCGCCGAGTCGATCACCCCGGCGGCCTCCGCTTGGGCGACGGTCAGGGCGATCCGTTCAAAGGTCAACTGGTCGTAGTCGGCGCCGTACTCATTGACCGCCCAGGCGACACAGTCCTCGGCCATCGACTCGGCGATCCGCAGGCCGTGCTCGTCGAGGTCGCTGATCCGCAGCACGACCGTCGGGACGTCCCGGTCGGCGGCGCGTTCGGCGAACGCCCGCTTGCCCTTGAGCCCGTCGAACCCGCCACCTGAGTACACCGGCACGCCGAACGGGCGGCAGATGCGGGCGGTGCGGCCGATCAGGCCGGCGGCCTCGACGACCATTTCAAGGAACATGTCCTGCCCGCGCTGCGGGCTGTAGGTGATCCGGGGCGACATGATCTCGTTGACCAGCCAGGCGGCCTCGTCCTCGGCGGTCACGTCGTTGTAGGACGGCATGTCGGGGGTCGGGGCGCGGGTGTCCTCGATCCAGTCCTCGCGGACCAGGCCGGCGCGGCGCAGCTTGACGAGCATTTCCTGCACCTGGATCGGGCCGATCTCGGCCGGGTCGGCGCGGCGGGTGCCCCGGCCGACGGTGATCATCCTCGGCTGCTTGACGTAGTGCAGGCCGTGGCCCATGCCGTCGGGGCGCAGGTCGTAGAACAGGCCACGCGGTGACCGCGGCAGGGTGTCCTCGGCGCGGTGCTGGGCGAGGCGCTCAAGGATGTCGAGCATCAGCATCTGCCCGACCGGGTCGGCGGGGCGCCAGCCCGGGTCCATCGGTCCTTTAGGTCGCATTGCGGTCGTTCCTCTCTCGTGGTTGGGTGGATGGTTCACGCCGGCCCGCCTTGTGAGCGGGCGGGCCGGCGCTATGGTCTCATTCGCTGGCGTGGCCGGCGTAGACGGCGAACTGGAAGTAGGCCCAGTGCAGGGTCTCGGGGGTCGCCTGGCGGACCTCGTCGGCCCACCGGGTGATCGCCTTGCGCCAGCGGTCGGTCCGGCCGAGGGCGGCGAGCTTGGCGATGTTGTCGGCGACGGCCGAGACCGGGCCGCCGGCGAACTGGTAGTCGCCGGTCGCGGGCCAGTACAACTCGGTGAGCATGCCCATCGCCTCTTGCCGGGCCTGGACTGCGGTCGTGGTCATCGCGGTCTCCCTCTGTCTCTCTCAGCTACTTACACGTTAAGAATAGCGGGCGGGTGATCGCCCTGTCTACCCGGTAAGCAAAGAGACGCCGGCCCGGGGGATCTCTCCCCCGGGCCGGCGCCTCTCGTGGCGTCCCGAGCTTACCGGGTGACCAGCATCAGCCGCTCGTGCAGCTTGGCCTTGCGCTGGTCCTCGGCGCCCTCGACGATCGCCGTCGCCATCGCCGCGCCCATCGCCATCCCCTGAATCCGGCGGGGGGCGACGTGGTCCAGGTAGTCGGTGAACGCCCGCTCGACGGCGTAGGCGGTCTGCCCGACCCGCTCGCGCTCGACGCCGAGGATGTCCCTGATCGCCTCGTCGCGCTGCCGGCGGGTGGTCTCGGACCGCTTGGACGGGGCGCCCTTGCCCTCGGTCTGGTCGGCCTGCTTGTCCGGCCACAGTTCCCGGTCCAGGTCGGCCAGGATCGTGTCGATCTGGGCGACGGTCAGGTCGGTGCGGGCGAGCTTGGTCTCCTGGTGGCCGAACTCGGTGTAGTAGTTGACGGCGAGCTTGAGGGTCTGCCGGGCCTCGTCGATCCGGCGCAGTGCGTTGCGCAGGTGCGGGGTTGACCAGCGGGTGATCGCGTTCGCCATCGCCAGGCGCTCGGTGTTAGAGCACCGGGCACGCCACGGGGTCACGACACACTGGACCGGGGTCCGGCCGTCATGACTGTTGCGGGCCATCAGATACGGGGTGATGATGTCGGCGACGCCCTGCGCGTCGATGACGACGTCCTCGGGCAGCCGCAGGGCGATCACGACGGTCCGGCCGCCGCGCAGCGGGAACGCCGACACCGGGAGGATCTCCCGCTTGCCGAGCAGGTCGGCGAGGAACCCGAACGCGTCCCTGTTCTGCACCGGCTCATACCGTGAGCCGACGACGCCGAGCCCGTTGTGGGTGTCTGACCGGCGGGTGACGTAGGCGTCGGGCAGTTCGCGCAGGTCCGTCGCCGAGTCGCCGAAGTAGCGGACCGCGACCTTTTCGACGTCCCAGTCGAGCCCGGACACCTCAAGGATCTTGCCGATGTCGGTGGTCCCGCCGGGGATCACCGTGCCCAGGCCGTGCCATTCCGGCTGGGCGAAGTAGCCGAGGGCCTTGCCGGCCTCGTCGAGGTCGAGCCCGGCCTGCGGCTCGATCAGGGTCAGTTCGCCGGGACGGGTGGCCGTGCGGACGGTAAAGATCTCGCCGCGGTCCCAGCCCTCAAGCACCCGGTAGCGGCCCTCACCCATCATGGCGATCTTGCCGTCGGCGACCCGCTGGGCGAGGTCGGCGTCGAGCTTGGCCTGCGCGGCTCCGGTGTCGAACTCGGCCTGCCGGCGGGTCAGGTCGGCGCGCATCTCGACGATGGCGGACAGTTGGCCGGCGCGCTGGGTGTCGAACTCGATGTTGACGTCGGTTGCGGTCATTGCGGTCCCTCTCTCTTACCGGGTGCCTTTCACCCGATAAGAGAAACGTAGCAGGCGGGTCGGACATTCGCCAACCCCGGCGGATAAGAAAGTCCCGGCGCCCGTGAACCCGCAGGTCAGGACGCCGGAACTGTTCCGCTATCTGTCGGCCCCGGTCATAACCAGGCGCGCTGGGCGGCGTCCAGCTTCCCCTTGTGCGTGACCCGCCGGCGCTGCGCCGGTGTCAACGACAGCTTGACTACGCCGGCGCGCATCGCCTGCTCGGCGTAGTTCGTGCAGCGGGCCAGCACGTCGAGCCGCTCAGGGCGCCGTACCGGCGTGGTGCGCTGCCGGGCGCCGGGCGGCAGGACCTTGCCGGCCCGGGACGGGTCCGCCGGGAACCGGATCTTGCCCAGCGGCCGGCGGCGGCGGGTCGCGAACGACAGCGACGACTGCCGGCGCGGGCCGGGCTTGGCCGGCGCCCGGCTGACGATCGTCCGCTGCGGCTGGATCTGGTTTGGGTGCATCATCGCCGGCCCGCCAGGAACTCGGCGGCGAACGCCTGGTCGAGGAACGACCGGGGCAAGATCGTGCCCAGGTAGGCGCGTGCCCGCTCCCCGGCTGGGACGTGCCGGCGCCGGCGATGCTGCCGGGCCGGGCTGGTGCGCAGCCGGCCGAGCTTCCGGGCGCCGCTCACGGCTCGATCCTCAGATCCTCGGCGACGATCTTCCCCTCGACGTGCAGCAGGCCGTCGTCGTCGGGGCCGAACTGGTGATCGTCGGGGACGGTGGACACGTCCACGATCTGCGCGTCGATCACCTGGGCGTCGGCCACGTTCTCACCGAACCCGACCGATACGACCTCGCCGGTCGGCGGCGCCAGGCGCAGCGTCGTGCAGATCTTCATCGGGCCACCTTGGTGATCTCGTCGGGGTCGCGGTGGAACGCCTCCCTGGCAGCCGCGAGGCGCTTGTCGAGTCCCTCGGCGGCAGTCTCGACCTGCTGGCGGAACTCACGGTGCGCGGTCTCGACCTCGCGCAGGTACTCGGGCAGGTTCACGACGGGGCGCCGATCGGCCTGCCGGTCACCGTCTGGTAGGCGGCGGCGAGGGCGGCCCGGTCCACGTTCGCCATGAACGCGTCGTTGCCCCACAGGTCCGGCCACACGACGACGAACGCGGCCTGCATCTGGTGGCCGAGGAACGCGTCGGTCATCCCGACCTGGGTCTGCCACGACTCGGCGGTCTCATCCCACGCGTGGGCGCCGGACCGTGCCCGGTAGCTGCCGCCGATGACCGCGTGACCGCCCCACTGCCCGGACCCGGGCTGGTAGTCCCACAGATCGCCCTGCAACTGCTGGGCGACCTGCAGGTCGAGACACAGGCTGACCGACCCGGCGGCGGCGGTGATGACCCGGACGTGATCGAGGTCGGTCGAGGACGACTGGGCGTAGCACACCGGGCGGACGCACTCGCGCTGCTGCGGATCCGGGGTGCCGTCGGCGGTCAGGTGGGTCACCCAGATCCCGCCGGCGGCGAGAGCCGACAGGCCGGCGGTGGGCTCGGTGCCGTTGTCGCCGGCGCCGGTCGCCGGGTCGAAGTCCGGGTTGCCGACGCGCCGGTACAGGTCGAACACGTCGTCGTCGAGGACGGTGACCCGCTGCCCGGCGCAGAACAGCTTGACCAGGATCACCGAGTTTGCCATCGACGTCGGCCAGCAGGTGCCGAACTTGTCGTTACCGCCGAGGACCATCAGCGGCTGGGCGGTGCCCAGGTGGTCGGCGACGGCGGGGATGTCCAGGCCGGCGATCCGGGGCAGGCCGACGGGCAGTTCGATCATGGCGGACAGGCGGGCCTCGTCGATCGGGCGGGCGCCGAGCTTGCGGGTCGGGTGGGCGTGGATTCCTACGGCCTCGGTCATGTGCTGGGTTCCTCTCGGTCAGTCGTCGTCGGCTGGGGTGCCGGCCGGGGGGGCGGCCGGGGCGATCGCGCCCGGGGTGTAGGTCAGTTCAAGCTGCTCGTCGCCGAGCCGGGCGCGTTGCAGGTTCCGCAAGATCGCGGACACGGTCTCGGTCAGTTCGGCGTCGCCGAGATCGACGACCTCGACGTGCCGCAGTTGCACGACCGGCGTCTGCCCGTGGGTGGCGACCTTGACCTTGATCGTGTCCACGTCGAACACGCCGACGAGCAGGCGCAGCTTGTCCGGGTGGGCGAGCAGTTCGGGCACGATCGTGAACCACCCGTTGACGGTCTCGCCGGGCATGGTGCCCGCGAGGTTGGCTGGCAGACCAGGCATGGGATCAGGTCCTTTCGATGTGGATGAACACGCCCGGCTTTTGCAGGGCGTAGGCCGGCAGGGACCAGCCGGCCGGGGCTCGGGTATCAGGGTAGACCTTGTCGAGCCGGTCGTATCCGGTGATCAGGGCGTCGTCGTCGAGGACGCCGGCATCGACGAGGGCGTCCTCGACGGCGCGGGCGAGCTTGGACACGTCCGGGTAGCCGGCGGGCAGGGCGGGCGCCCGGTCGGTGAGCAGGACCGAGTTTCGCCCGGTCCGGTAGTGGTTCGCGGGCCGGTGCAGGGTGAAGATCATCACGGCGCGGACGGGGCTCGTGATCGCCGGGGCACCGCGGCGCCGCTGCCGGGCGGCGTGCTTGATCACGTCCCGCCACGGGCCGACGTGCTTGGACGATTCCGAGACCGTGATCGCGATCAGTTCCCGCTTGCCGTCGGGGGAGATCGCGATCGGCCGTTTGGCCGGGTCGCCGTTGCCTTTGTTGCGCCAGATCGGGCGCGGGTTCTTGGACCCTTGCGGCGCCGGGTCCTGTGACCAGGTGACCGCCAGGTCGAACACGTCCGGCTCGGCTGGGGCCGGGTCCGGCCACAGTTGGAAGCTCACCGGCCCGGCCGGCAGGCCGGTCACCGGGAACGCCCCGGTGCGGGGGAGGGCTCGACGTCGGGTGGCTGATCGAGCAGTAGCGGGGTCAAGCCGACGATCAGCCGGGCCGGGGCGACCCTCGCGCCTTCCGGGGTCGTGGACTCGGGCGGGCAGATCCAGCACGACGCCAGGCCGCCGATCCGCCACTCGGCGCCCTCGGACGCGACCAGGTCCATGTGACCGCAGCCGAGGGTCCGCCGGTAGCCGGTCCACAGCCGGGGCGCCTTGGCCATCACCGGGACCACCAGGCGCCGGCTTGCGGCGGCCCGTACCGGCCGGCGTAGGGATTCCATACCAGGCCGGGCGCCCACCCGTGCTCGGCGCGGTGCCGGTCGAGGGCGCCCAGGATCCGCTCGTGATTGTGCGACTGGCCGTTCGCCCCGCCGTAACCGTGCCTTGACCCGTAGCTGTTCCCGTGGTATCCGCGTGCGCCGGCGTTCCGCGCGCCCGCGCGTCCCCTGTCCGCGTGGGCGGGCGCGGGTATCTCTCCCCCCGTTAGGGGGGAGAGAGATACACCCGTAGTAGCTACTACAGGTGTGTTGATAACCTGGTCCGTCATGTTGAACCTCGCGTTGTACTAGCGTTGGACCTCGGTTGGACTTGACCGGACGGCTGCCACTGGGCATCATCCGCCGGCCTGTCGGCCTGCGGCTGCCATCCGTCCTGGTCAGCGCTGTCGAGCCGGCCCTGCGCCGGATCGACCAGAACGTAAAACGACGATCGTCCCTTGCCCTCGTTGCGGGCTAGACCACGGGCGACGATCCTCTTGAGCGCCCACCCGAACGTTGAGATAGGCACCCCCCGGGAACCGGTGGCCTCTTTCAGTTCCGCGTGCGACGCCCCGCCTTTAAGCGCAGCGAGGTCACGAAGGCACGCGTACACGGCAACCTCGCTGTCGGTCATCGCCATCGCCATGGTCGCATCGACGGGGACCAGGACCAGCGAGTCGCCGATGGCGGTGATTTGCAGCGACAGGGTCGGGTGCTTGGGGCCGTCTTTCTGCTTGGTGTTGGCGACCCAGACGACCGCGCCGTCTTTGACGACGCGGATCAGGGTCGCGGCGGCGCCGTCCATTGACGAGTGACCGCGCGGCCGGTCGCCGCCGATGGCCTCGTGGTGGACCAGTGCCACGCACGCGCCGGTGCCGGCCCGGATGTGCTCGGCGGCGGCGACGATCATGCCCATGTCTTTGCTGCTGACCTCGTCGAGCCCGACGGTCACCATCGCCTGTGTGTCGAACACGATCAGGACCGCGTCGATCGACTTGGCGATCGCGACGATCGACGCCCAGTCGCCGACGAGGGAGACCGGGCCGGGCAGCCAGGTCACATTCGACATTGGCCGGCCGTGGTCCTGTTCCCAGGCGCGGACCCGCTGCCGGATACCGGACAGGCCCTCGCTGATGACGTACAGGACGTTGCCCTGCTTGGTCGGGTAACCGCACCAGGCGATGCCCTCGGATACGCATCCGGCCATGTCGAGGACGACGAAGCTCTTGCCGTTGCCCGGTTTACCGGAGATCCAGGTGAGCGAGTCGAGGAACAGCCAGCCGCCGATCAGCGGGACCAGCGGGCGGATTGAGTCGAGCTTGATCGAGTTGAGCAGCCGGCCGCGTAGTTCGGCGAGCCGGCCGCCGGCGTCGGCCTCGTCGGCGGGGGGCGCCCAGTCGTTGCCGTCGCCGTTCACGCCAGGCCCCAGGATGCGCGAGCTTGCGCGACGAGGGCGGCCGGGTCACGGTCCCACGGCGCCCGTTTGCCGAACTGCGAGCGCGGGCCGGGCCGGCACCCGTGCGCGTCCGGGCAGCCGCGGTGCGGGTAGCCGCACGCCGGGTGGTGCCGGGTCCACACGGCTGTCTCGCGGTCTTGCCAGTGCGGGACGGGGATGTCGTGGCCGAGCCCGTCGGCGAGCCGGTCCAGGCAGGCGTTCCACCCGGCGGCGAACGCGGACGCCCCGCCGGCCAGGTCTGACGCGGTGGCCCGCTGGCCGGCGGCGTAGGCGTCGGCGACGTCGGCCTGGTGGGTCGGGCACCGGCCCTCGGCTGATGCCGCGCCGTGGCGGCGGCCGTCGTGCCACATGCGGTCGGTGTGGGCGCGTTCGGCGTCGAGGGCGCCGAGCAGGGCCACGATGATCTCGGCGGCCTGCGCCCGGGTCTGCGGCCAGCCTTGCGGCGCCACGAGCGTTCCTGGCTTGGCAGCGGTCGCCCCCCCGGGCGTCATTCGGGTCTGCCGGCCGGGCCGGTCCGGCTGTCAAAGGGTCGTTGACGGGTCGCGGTCTGGTGTGGTTCCGGGGAATGCTCGCGCATTGTTCGCCTCCCGGGTCGTGTGCGGTCGCTGACAGATCAACGTCCGGTAAACCGGCGGGCCGGTTGCGGTCAACCGTCCAAGCGGTAACCGGCGTTGTGAGATCCGACAGTAGACCCATGAGGCGCCCGCGCCAACAGATGCCCTGGTGAATGCGTGTGGGCCGCGCCTGGCCGTTCCGGGGCGAACCTCCGGTCGGGCCTGGCGCGGCCCGTTGAGAGAGGAACCGCTAACCGCCAGCGCCGACCGCTCAGCGCAGGGAGGATGATCGCGATCCCGTGCTGCCGATGGTACACGCGCCTGTCAGGGCGGGGAAAGTGCCCGGTTGATTTTGTCAGACACGGCTTATATCGTCACGGGTGAGAGAGGACAGCACGACCGAGGGAGGACCGTGAACATCTACCACTTGAAGCGCTGGCCCGCCGGCTCGGCGCGGACCGGCGAGATCTGCGAGATGGTCGTCGTCGCCCGGCAGGCCGGTGAGGCGCGGCGGCTCGCCAACCAGCAGGCCGGCCTTGAGGGCGCCGCCGTGTGGACCGACTCGCAACGGTCCACGTGCTCGCTCGTCGGGGTGAACCGGCCGTCGGTCGTGTCGAGGGCGGTACAACCATGACCACGGTCATCATGACCCCCGGGGAGAACTACCGGGAAGCGCAGCTACTGCTCGCCGCCCGGTTCCGCGAGTGCAAAGACTGCCCGCCGAACTGCGCCCACGAGCAGGCGATGGTCGCGCTCGCCGCCGTTCACGCCGCGCTCGCCCAGTGCCCGGCCGAGACCTATACCGAAGCCGAGCAGGTCGAGCGCGGCGAGCCGCCGTTCGATCCCAAACCCGGCCGGCCGCGCGGGTCATCGGCACTGACTGCTATGCGGGTGAACCTCGACGTCACCGACCACCGGGCCGTCAGCCAGTTCGTCGCTGACGTGCGGCTCGCGGTCACGATCGCCGAGCGCAGCCGGGCCAGCGACACGACCCTGGCCGATGCCCTCGACCGGCTCTGGACCGTCCTGGGCGGTGCCCGGTGACCACACCAGCCGAGCCGACACCCGAGGAACTGCTCGACGTGGCCGGCGCCGACGAGGCGATCACGAACCTTGGCGTCGTCGCGCACTGGCTCGCCGAGGACGCCCCGGCCCGCGCCCGGTTCGCCCGGTGGCTCGCCGGCGGACCCGGCGGGAAACTCCCCCCGGACGTGTTCGTCGTCGAGTGGCTCGCCGTCAGCCACGACGTCCTGATGCCCGACTGCGGGCAGCCGATGCCCCGGCCAGGGCGCGACGCCGCGCTCGCCGAACCGTGGCAGGTCATCCCCGGCGGATGGGGGTGACCGTGATGCTCGACGAGTACGGCCGGACCTGGCAGCCCCTCGGCGACGGCGACGGCGAACCGCACACCAGCACGATCGTCGAGATCGACCTGACGTTCCGCTACCACGGCCCGCATACGCAACTCGACGCGATCAAGGCCGCGTTCGACCTCGCCGCCCGCGCGGGTGGGGAGATCACCCAGGTCCGGTCGTGGGAACCGAAGCTCCCCCCGGAGATCGTCACCGGGCACGAGCCGGCCGTCCCCGACGCCGATCCGTTCGCCGGCATCGATCTCGGCGAGATCAGCCCATGACCGCCCAGACGGCCGTCCGGTCTCCCAGCGGCCCCGAACTGCTGATCCCCCAGCACGAGATCAACCGGGACCGCGCCGCGTGGCTGGCCGCCCGTACCAGCGGGATCACCGGCACCGACGTCGCCGCCCTGCTCGGCCTGTCCTCGCATATGGGGCCGTTCGCCCTGTACCACGCCAAGCTCGACGGGATCGAGACCGAAGACAAGCCCGTGCTGCGCCGGGGCCGGCTGCTTGAACCGGAGATCGACGACCTGCTCACCGACGCCCACCCGTGGCTCGACCCGCGCCCCGCCGGACTGTACGCCCGGCGCGGCCACCCGTGGATGATGGCGACCCTCGACCGGTGGATACTCGACACCGACGCCGCCTCAGCGCTGGACCGGCAAGCCCACGGGCGCGGCTGGGTCGTCGATACCGCCGAGCCCGGCGAGTACAAAACGTGGGCGACCAAGGATGGCTGGTCCGACACCGGCGGCGACGGCAACGTCCCGGGCGCGATGCCGACAGCGGTCCGCTGCCAGGCGATATGGAACATGACCGTCGCCGGCGCGGCGTCGATCAAGGTCGTGGTCCTGTTCATGATGACCTGGCAGATCGAGGTCTACACGATCACCGCCGACAACCCGGGGGTGATCCGCGACCTCGACGTCATGATCGGGGAGGCGCAGCGGTTCCGGCAGCGGCTCGCCGACCATGACGAGCCCCCCGTCGATGACCTGCCCGCGACCACGGTCACCCTACGGAAACTGCACCCGGATCTGGCCGACGAGTCGGTTCGCATCCCGGTCAGCCTGGCCGAGCGGTACTGGGCGGGCGTCGCCGCCGAATCAGCGGTCAAGCGCCGGCGCCGGCTCATATCCAACGAACTGCGGCAGCGGATGGGGCCGGCGGCGAGGGCGCACATCATCGACCCGTCCACCGGCCGGCCGGTGGACGTGTGCTCCCGGTCGATCGGCGACACCAAGGTCCGCGCCCACGACCGGCACGACGACAAGCTCACCCCCCGGGACAGGTGGGAACGATGACCCGGATGCGCGTGTCACTGACTGGCCTGGCCGGGCTGCTCGCTCGCGGTCCGCACGGCGCCGATCTCGTGCAGATCACCCTCGCCGCCAACCGGGCCAGGCTCGGCCGGGAATCGGCCCGCGCCGCCAACGTGCGCGCCGTCATGCGCGACCACGAACCCGACCCCGGACGCGCCGCCGGCTGGGACCAGCAGGCCGCCGACCTCAACGCCCTCGCCCAACGGTGCGGGCACAGACCGCAACTGAACGGAGCAGACCCCGATGACTGATGACGACGGAACCGTCGCCGGCGCTGTAGCGCACCGCCGCGACCAGCGGACCGTGACCCAGCGGACCAAGGCCGCGACCGACTGGTATGCGATCCTCGCCCCCTCCCACGCCAACCCGCAAGCGCTCGTGCAGTTGTCCCTCGCCCAACTCGACAAGATCAAGGACCTGCGCACCGCGGCGACCGCCAACCCGAACGCGTGGCTGTCGGCGGTCGCCGAGACCGCCCGGCTCGGCCTGATGCCCGGCGACACGATCTACTACCTGCCGTTCAAGTCCAAAGAGGACCCGACCGGGTGGACGATCTCCACCGTCGTTCACTGGACCGGCGAGGTCGAACTGATCTACCGCACCGGCCTCGTCGAGACCGTCGTGTGCGAGGTCGTCCGCGAGCACGACCAGTTCGCCTGGGACCCCTCGGCGATGCGCGTCCCCGAGCATCACATCGCCCCGAACGCGACCGGGCAGGTCGGCCTCGCCGACCAGGACGACCGGGGCAAGCTCACCGGCGTCTACTGCTACGTGATCTTCAAGGGCGGCGGCACGTCCCACCCGACCGTCATGACCGCCCGCGAGGTCGGCCGGCACCGGGCCGCGTCCCGCGCCGGCGACGCGTTCTGGGGTCCCGCCCACCCGGCCGAGGGAGCGTGGACGGTGGACATGTGGCGCAAGACCGCGATCCACAAGCACTCGGGATCGGTGCCGACGTCCCCCGAGTATCTCGCGCAGGTCACCCAGAACGTCGCCAGGGCGCTAGAGACCGCCCCGCCGGGGATCGAGTTGGGCGGATCCGATCAGCCGCTGCCCATCGACGCCTCCCCGCCGATGGCCCTCGACGCCGGTAACGGCGGCGACCGGCCCGCCCCCGGGACGATCGCCGGGAAGGCCGAGGGGCGCCGCGACGCGAACCCGCTCAACAAGGGCGAGGCGCTCAACGAACTCGGCGTCACCTGGCGGGCCCTCGGCCTGGCCGACGCCGACGGGTGGCGCCGGGTCACGACCGGGCTGCTCGGCCTGCTCGCCGTCGAGGACGGCGCCGACCCGATCCAGGTCGGCCGCCCCTCGGACCTGACCGCCGGGCAGGCCCGGCAGGCCGTGTCCAACCTCGGCGGCATCATGGCCGCCGTCGGCGGCGACACCGCCTCGGCACAGGCCGCCCTGCTGCGCCTGGCCCACGACCAGCGCATCTGGGACGGCCAGGACCCGCCGGCGCCGGCCGGGTTCGTTATTGAGGCGGCCGGCTCATGAACCTCGGCAACCCGCTCGTCGCCGTCGGCCTCGTCGCCGTCATGCAGATGGTCGGCCTCGGGTTCGTGTTCGGCTGGTATGCGATCAGGGACCGCTACGGCCACGACTGCGACCACGGCGACCACACGCTCATCGCCCTCGCCGCGCAGTCGCCGATGTCGCTCGGGTCGCCGCTGACGGGGGCACGCTCGACGATCATCTTGTACCGGTGCCGGTACTGCATCTACGTCGAGTCCGCCACCATCGACGGCGCCTGGCCGATCGGGCAGATCCGCGCGTGGGGGAACGGGGTCATCCCCGACATGGACTGGGCACCCGAACCGGATACAGAGCCGGTGATGTCATGACGATCACCGGCTGGACCGACGCGGACCCGTTCCTCATCTACGCCCCCGCCGGCCCTGTGCGCCCCGACCACGAGCACCAGGCGATGATGCTCGCCGCCGCCGACCCTGGCCGGCGGCCCATCCAGGCCCACGGGCCAGCCGGGCGGCTGGTCACCGGCATCCCGATCTCGCGCGCCGAGTGGGCGCGGTTCGTCGAGCAGGTCAAGGCCGGCGACTACGACGTCGAGGTTCCGTCATGATCCGCGCGATCCGCGCCATCGTCAGCCGCTGGGTCTGGCGCCGGCGCGGCGTCCTGCTCGACGAGGATCGCCGGCTCGACAGGCCAGGCGGATGACATGGCGTCGATCTGCCAGGGCGAAACGTGTCAAGCAGTCATTGACTGGGCGACCTGGCCCGACGGCACCCACCGGCACCCGATCACCCGGCCGCGCCCGTGCCCCGGGCCGGGGGAGGCGTGCACCCACGAGGGCAACCTGGCGGTCTGGCGCGACGGCTCGGGACGGCTGCGGTGGCGGTCGCTCGTCGAGGGCGAGCAGCTTGCCGGCCGCGAGCACCGCGGCCGGTCCCACTACGCCGACTGTCCCGACGCCGACGCGTTCCGGTGCCCGCGCTGCCGGCACAAACGCCACCCCCAAGGCCCATGTACCAGGCAAGGGCCGATCACCTGCCAGACCGTCGATCTCGGCGACCGGGGGTCGGCGCGGGTGCGGGGCCGGTTCCCCTGCGGTTGCACGGAAGGAGTCGCCGGTGATGCCGGTACCAGTTCCCCGGCCCTCAACGGTTAACGGCCGGCGCCGGCTGACGGCTATCGCGGTGCTGACGACGGCGATCCTCGACGGCATGGACGACGACACGCTGGTCCTCGGCGTCACCGTGACGACCACGAGCCGGACCGGTGAGTACGTGCAGCATTCGTGCGGTATGCGGTCACCGGATGTGCACCGGATGATGATCCCCCCACACCTGCGCGGCGAGCTTGACGAGCTTGCCGCCAAGCTGATCGACCTCGCCGACCTGCCCGATGTCCCCGACTCCCCCGGGTGGCTGCCGTGATCGATACCCAGCTTGCGACCCGCGACCGGCGCTGTGTCGGCTGCGGAACCCCGGTCCCCCCGTTCGCCGTGCATCACCGTATCCTCGGCAACCGGGCCGACAACCGGCTGTCGAACCGGCTGCTGCTCTGCGGCACCGGCAACGTCCCCCCCGGCTGCCACGGCCTCGCCCACCGGCACGCCCGCCTGGCCCGCGACCTCGGCTACATCGTGTCCCGGCACCGCAAACGCACCGACACCCTGGTCGAGCCGGTGCTGTACTGGCAGCCCGCGATCGGCCGGTTCCCGGCCCGTACCGGGTGGTTCGTCCTCGACGACCACGGCGGTCTTGAACCGTGCCCGCATCTGACCGTCCCCCCGGAAGGAATCCATCCCCATGCCTGACAACCTGCTCGGCCAGTTGCGCGACCTCGCCCAGTCCTGGCGCGACGACGCCGGGAGCGCCCACCTGGGCGACCCGGGCATCGATCACGCTGACGCCCTGCTCGCCCTCATCGGCGAGGACCCCGTCCTGCCGGTGCGGGCCGGGCTCGGCCAGGTCACCGCCACCATGGAGATCGCCCTCGGGTCGGTGATCTGGCCCGGCGACGACGAACACCGCGAGGGCCTGACCCTCGGTCACCTGGTCGCCTCGCAGATCGTCCACCGGGCCATGCCCGACCTCGACGACATCCGCCAGCAGGTCGAGGACATCCTGCTCGACCGGCTCGCCGCCGAAGCTGCCCGCCTCGTCGCCGAGGCGCTCGCCATGCCCCGCTCCCGGCTCACCGGCGACGCCAGCCGGCAGGACCTGACTCTCGCCCAGTTGATCGTCGCCGAAGTGCAGCGGCAGCTACGCGATCCCTCCCCGACGGCTGCCGCCCGGGGCCGGATGGCCGTCCCCGTCATCGACGCCCTGATCGCAACCGCCGTGACCGAGGGACTGCGCGACCTGACCGGTGCCCAGGTCGCGCAGATCCGGGCGAAGATCCTCGCCGACATCGCCACGACCGGGGGCCGGTGATGGGCGCCAAGGCGCAGCCGGGGATCGCCAAGACCCTGATCGACCTCCCCGTCCCGCTCAAGGACCAGATCGCCGTCCTCGCCCAATCGTGCGGGTCCACGTCCCGCCTTGAGATCATCGCAGCCATGCAAGCGTGGCTCGCCAAACCCGACCCGCGCCGCCGCCAGGCGGTCATCGCCGCCTACGACCGGCGCAACACGAGAGGAACACGCCCATGACCGCAGTACCCGAGGACCTCACCGCGACCGTCGCCCTGCGCAAACCAGACGGCGCCAAGTTCGACCCCGCCGACGTCGAGGGCCTGCTGCCGACGACGCTGCTGGTGGTCGAGATCGACGCCCGCACCGTCACCGACCTCGGCGCCGGCGAGCCGGTCATCACCCTCGGCCGGGTCATCGGCTGGATCCCGCCGGCGTCGGCGGCCCTGGGCCGGACGATGCTGACCGCCGCCTGCTCGACGATCAACCGGGCCGCCCAGCAGATCGCCGCCGACAAGATCGCCGCCCGGAACGGGAACCGCGCCCAGTGAACCTCGACATTTACGTCGCCGACGCCACCAGCGGCGGCTGGCCCGAGCGGCCCACCTACCACGCCGAGCGGCTGCCCGTACCCCGCGCCGGCGACCACCTGGGCCTCCCCGGTGACGACCGCGCGATCGCGACCGTCGTCGCCGTGGACTGGCTGTTCACCGGCCCGGTCCCCCTGGTCAACGTCCTGGCCTACTACGACCCCGGGTTCACCCCGGCGCCGGTCACGCACACGATCACCGACCAGGACATCCGCGAGATCCTGTCCGCCCTTGAGGACGCCGCCGACTACCGCCGCGACCAGGGCGAGTATTGCCCGGGTTGCGCGGATCTGCCCGGCGGGCAGAAATGCGGCGACCACACCACCGACGACGCCATCGCCGGCATGTATGAGCTACTGCACCAGACACTGGCCGGCAAGCTCGGTGAGGACGCCGCCGCCGGCGAACCCGGGGACGGCGATGACTGACTGGGACCTGGCGGTCATCACCCCGACCCGGGGACGGCCCGCCGGGCTGCGCCGGCTGATCGCCGCCCTCGCCCGCAACAGCACGGCCCGGGTCATGCTCGCTGTCGGCCTCGACGACGACGACCCCGCCCTCGACGAGTACCTCGGCCTGCTCTACCCGCCGCACGACGACGACCTGCAGCCGATCATCCGCGACACGGTGATCGAGGTCGCCCCCCGGATGACACTCGCCGCCTGGACCAACAGGTTTGCCGTCAACCTCGACGGCTGCGCCCAGTTCGTCGCCTCCCTCGGCGACGACCACGAACCGCTAACCCACGGCTGGGACACCAAGCTGATCGCCGGGATCTGCTCCCTGCCCGGCGCTATCGGCATCGCCTACGGCAACGACACGTTGCAAGGTGAGGCGCTCCCCACGGCGCCGGTGATGTCCGCCGAGATCCCCGCCGCGCTCGGCTACATGTGCCCGCCGGCCCTGGCCCACTACTACATCGACAACGCCTGGCGTGACCTCGGCGAGCGCACCGGCCAGATCCGGTACATGCCCGACGTGATCGTCCGCCACCACCACCCGGCCGGGTCCGGTGGCCGCGCCGGCTGGCTCTGGGATCAGACCTATGAGGACGCGCAGGCGACCTGGTCCACCGGCCTCGACCACGTCGCCTATCAGGCGTGGCGCGGCGACGCCCTCGACGCCGCCGCCGCCCGGATCCGCGCACTGGCCGGTGCCCGGTGACCGGCGAGCCGTTCTCCCTGGTCTGGCGAGAGAACACCTACCGGGACAAGCTCGCCGCATGGTCCGACATCCAGGACCACATGCCTGCCCTGATGCTCGCCGCGACGAAACACCCGATCATCGCCGAACTCGGCGTCAGGGCCGGGAACTCGACCGCCGCCCTGCTTCTGGGCGCCCACTGGGCCAAGGGCCGGGTCTGGTCGGTGGACGTCAACGCCCCGGACGTGCCCCAGATCTGGCATCAGGACCCGGGCTGGCGGTTCGCCCAGTGCGACTCGGTGTCGGCGCAAGCTCAGGCGTTCCTGCCGCCACTGCTCGACCTGCTGTTCATCGACACGTCCCACACCTACGCCCAGACCCTCGCCGAACTGACCGCCTACCTGCCGAGGATGCGCGACGGCGGCGTGATCATGTGCCACGACACCCAATGGGACACCGGCGACGTGTCCCTCCCCGAGCCCGGCGGCCCGGTCACGCAAGCCCTCGACGACTTTTGTGCCCGGTTCAAGCTGTCCTGGCGGAACCTGCGGTCACGGCCCGGGTTCTACGGTATGGGCGTGATCGACCTATGACCGAGATCGTCAGCGTCGTCCTCGACGTCGAGTTGCTCGACGACGGCAGCAGCCGGGTCCTCGTGCAAGGCGTGTTCGCGCACGGCGACCCGCTGCCCGCGCTGCGGCCCGAGCGGATACGCAACGTCGTCGCCTGTTTCCTCGGCCGCGACATGCGTGACGTGTCCGCGTTCCGCATCTGGCCCGATCCGGTCAGGCCAGAATCATGACCCCGCCGATATGGTCGATCCTGATCGCGACCCTCGACGCCCGGCAGGCCAAGTTCACCGCCCTCGCCCGGGGCCTGGCCGCGCAGGCCGCCGAATGGGATGACTGGCGCAGCATCCACGGGCAACTCGCAGGCGCCGCGGTCGAGGTCGTCGCACTGCGGAACAACGGCGAGCACCCGATCGGCGCCTACCGTCAACGGCTGCTTGACAGCGCCGCCGGCGAATGGGCCAGCTTCGTCGATGACGACGACACCGTCCCGCACACGTTCGTGACCGAGATCGCCGCCGCCCTGACCTTGCACGCCCCGCAGATCGTCAGCTTCCCAATGTGGCTCACCGGCCCCGGCCCCGGGTGGACGGTCACCGGCGAGGCGGACCTGTCCTTGCGTTACGACGGCTGGTCCCAACTGCCCGGCGGGCGCATCACCTGCGACCTGACCCACATTCAGCCGCTGCGCACCGAACTCGCCCGCCTCGGCCGGTTCGACACTGGCGCTTTTCCCGAGGACCGGGCCTGGCGTGCCCAGGTCCGGCCGCATCTGGATCCGGCCGGCGAGCATTACCTGCGCGAGCACATGTACTGCTACTGTCACGATCCCGCCGACAGCGTCCAGACCGCCGTGCGGCGCCTCCCCGCACCGTTGCCGGCCCCCGATGTCCCCCGCGTCCGGTGGGTGGAACTGTGACCGCCCTCGCCGACCTGGCAGCCCTGGTTAAAGCCCGGCGCAAAGCCGAAGACGCCACGGGCCGGCTGATCCTGTTCTGCGGCCAAGGCGCCCACGACCGGCTGACCGCCGCATCCCTCGACGCCGGCCACGGCGGGTCGATCGTCCCCGCCGTCCCGCTCGCCGAAGGGGAGGGCCTGACATACCGGCAGGTTGAGATCTACCGGGACCCGGCGATGCCCGGCCTGGCGTGGCGGCTGCTCGACGGCGGCGAGATCGCCGGCGAGGGCGAGCTATGACCGAGGGCGACCGGGTCCTGGCGGTGCTGCGCGACCGGCCCCGCGACGCCCGCGCCATCGTCCGCGCTCTCGACCGGCCCACGACCGGGGCGAACGTCCGCAGCATGCGAGTCGTCCTCAACCGGCTGATGCGCGCCGGGAAGGTCACCCGCATCTACAACGACAAGGCCCGCGCCTACATCTGGCACCTGGCCTGACCCGAGAGAGGAACCGCGACAATGACCGTCATCTACCTGATCACCGTCACCGCGGCCGATGCCGCCCACGTTGACCGGTGGGCCGAGACCGGCCTGCGGTTGTGCCCGGCCGCCGGTCATCCCGGGTTCGGCGTGGCGGCCGTGGACGTGGTCCGCAACCCCGAAGGCGGCTGACATGCCAGCGCTCGACGAGGACGCCGTCAAGGCCTGCGCCGGCCTGGTCAGCCGCACCGGGGCAACAGCGTTTCAGATCGGCTATCTCAGCGACGATCCCCCGCACGGCTGGTACGCCTACGCCCAGTATCGGGGCGCCCGGATCAGCGCTGACGACCAGCCCGGCCCGGTCGAGGCGGCCGACGCCCTCGCCCGCAAACTGCTCACCGGCGCCGTCTGCCAGCACTGCCAGGGCCTGGTGACATTGACCAGCGCGGGCGCGGTCGCCTACCCGGGGATGATGACTGACGGGACAACCCGGACCGCCGCCGAGCTTGCGGCCAAGCCCCAGTGCCGGTGGACCAGGATGGGCGCCCGGTGGGTCGCGGGGTGCCAGCAGTGAGGGCGGCAACCCACTGCGCGGGGGCGGTCCTCGCCGCGCTCGGCGTGTCCCTCGCCGTCCGCCCCGGTGCGGCCAGCGTGCTCGGCATGGCGGGGATGGCGTTCCTGTCCGCCCCCTGGCCCGACCTTGACAATCTCGGGACCTGGTCGCGGCGCCGCAAGCTCGGCAAGGGGCCGCTGGCCCGCCAGTTCACCGTCCGCCGGCACCCGGCGAAACGGGTCGCCTCCTGGGTCGTGACCCGGTTCGGTTCCCACCGGCGCGGCCCGTTCCATTCCCTCGTGGGGGGCCTGATCGCCGCCGGGGCCTGGGCAGTCCCGGCGGCGTTCTGGCCCGCGTGGCCGCTGGCGTGGCCGGCGGGGGTGCTGATCGGCTGGTGGTCCCACCTGGCGCTCGACCTCACCAACCGGCAGCCGATCGCCCTGCTGTGGCCGTTGCCGGGACTGGTCCACGGCCTGCCCGGTTGGTTGCGGTGCAAGGTCGGCGGCTGGGGCGAGATCGCCTGGTGTGTGCTGATCGCCGCCGGCCTCGTCGAGTGCGTCCTGCACCTGGGCCTGGCGTGACCGATCCCCGGGCGACACTGCACGCCCTGTTCGCCCTGATCGGCCGGCTGCCCGCGATCCCCCCGGCCGTGGACGGGGAGCCGTGGCGGTGCCGGGCGATGCACGCCCGCGCCGCCCTCGGCCTGCCCTGCTCGCTGTGCGGCCGGCCGGCGTCGGCCGCACTGATCTACGGCCCGTCGGATCTCGTCGGCGCGGCGGCGTGGCTGGACGCCTGCTGGCCGTGTTACGCGGATCTGCGCGAACTGGGCGCCGCGATCAGCGACGGCAGTCTCGACGTCTACCTCGACGGCGGCCTGCCCGTTCACGGCGACGCCGCCGTCCTGATCCGCTACCAGCGCTGGCAGGCCTCATGCGGCTGATCACGATCACCATCGGCGAGGGCCTCGACGGCCTGCCCATCACCGGCCTGCCCGACCCCGGCGACGAGATCATCATCGCCCTCGACGGCGGCCCCGACCAGATCGCCGAGGTCGTCGCCGTCGGCCTGGCCGCCAACCCGGTTACGCTCACCCTTGCGATCGCCGACGAGCGGTGACCGCCCAGCCAAGGGAGGAACCATGCACCGGACCGTCACTGTTCTCGCCGCGACCGCCGGCCTGGCCGCCGCGCTCGGCCTCGCCGCGGTCATCCCCGCCGCCGCCACCCCGGCCAGGCGCACCGCCCCCGAGTGCAACACGATGCGCCTGGTCCGCCCCGACGGCGCCTCGATCTGGTTGCGGGCGTGCGGGTCCGGCCCCACCCGCGAGTCACCGTTCGCCGACTGGCTCGGCCAGTCCCCGGCACGGCGGACCGTGGTCATGGACGGGGTCACGGCCCTGACCCCGTCGAACTGCCCCCGCTCACAGCCGTGCGTGCTGATCGGCAACGACACCCCGCCCAGCTAGCCAGACGGGTCCTGGCGCCCATGCGCGCCAGGACCCGCCCTGTGACCGTACCCACCCGCCACACCTGCCCGCCCGTCAACACACCGTTGGCGCTCCCAGCCGATCACGGCCCGGCCCGGGTGACTGGATGGGTCCACCACCCCGGGCGCCCTGCGTTCGTCCTGGCGCGATTCAGGGCACATCCGCCGGGTAGGGCCCCGGGCATGATCCTGATACTCGTCTGGGGCGGCGCGATCGGCGGCCTGCTGCTCGGCCTGCTCGACCTGCTCGCCAAGGCCGGCGCCGGATTCGGCGCCCCTCCCTGGGTCCTCCCCGCCGCCGTGGTGTGCCTGGCCGGGTACGCGATCGGCACCCTGATCAGCCACCGGTAACGCGGATAACCACACGCTTATCAGTACCTGATCGGGATGTCGTACTTGTGGCCCAACTCGATCAGGTCCTTCGACGGCGGCCCCAGCCGCCCCGGGCAGCCCAGGACGATGAACGCCTTACGGGACGCCTCGACGAACTCGGTGCCCAGCTTCGACGCCGACGCCGCCGGCAGCGGCGCCGTCCCGATCGTGTACTGCGTGTCGCAGAACGCCGTCGCGGTGGTCTGCTCGTCGAGGGCGATCCGGTGCTCGGCCTTGACCAGGGCGAACGACAGCAGAACGATCGCGACCACCGCGCCGAGCAGGACCGCCCCCTGCGTGAAGATGATCACCGCCAGGACCCGGCGGGACCGGGTCACCATCTCGGTCAGGTCGGCGGCCAGTTTCGCCGAGTCGGTCCCGTTAGGTGTGGTGGTCATCGCGTGGACTCCCGAGGGCGGCGAGGATTTCCCGGTGCTGCTGCTGCTGTAGCTGGTGGTCGCTCTTGACGGTGGCGAGCAGTTCCCCCGCTGTCTGTGAGAGCCCCGCGACGACGTGGAGCAGTTCACCGATCTCCCGGCGGGCGGTCACGAGCCCCTCAAGGGTCGCGACCTTGTCCCGCAGGGTGCCGATCTCGTGCTCGGCGATGGCGATCTGTTCCCGGTCGCGCTGCTGATCCTTGGCGGCCTGGGTGCGGAACGCGTCGAACTCGGCCTGCACCGAGTCAAGGCGGCCCTTCCATGTTTCGGCGGTCGCCTCGGCCTCGCCGGCGCGGGCGACCGCCGAGGCGGCGATGGCGTTGGTCCGGCCGGTGCGGAACGCGGCCACGCCGCCGAGCGCGGACCCGGCGGCGAGGAACGCCACCAGGACGGTCGTGCCGACGGTCAGGACCGTGGACACCGACAGCGGCGCGGCGACAACGGCGGCGGCGAGGATCACAGATCGGGCACCGGGGAGATCATGCCCCTATGATCTACGATCCGGCGGGGTGCCTGCCCGGCGCGGGGGCGCGTGTCGCCGGTTCGTTACCCGTCGCGTTCGGCACCCGGTAGACGCCGGCCGCGCCGAGGACCGCCAGGGCAAGGCCGGCGTACTGGGCGACCGCGCCTAGCTGCTGGTTGGCGGCGAGGAACGCCAGCACCCCGCCGGCGCCGGCGACGAACCCGGCTATCCCCTTACGGTGCGCCGCGACCCAACTGACATCGTTCTCAATGCTGCCCATCGTGCCCGCCTCCGTCGCTGCTCGTCGATACGCCGGTCGTACTGGGCTTGCAGCCGCCACCCGGTCAGCGCCTGCATCCCCGGCTCGGTGTCAAAGTCCCCTTGACGGCCGGGGGCGAAGCCGCCCGGCCGGCAGGACTGGCACTTGTGCCCGGCATGATCACCTTGACGGTACAGCACCGCCGGCCACGGGCCGCGTTCTTTCCACGGGTCGCCGAGCCCCCGGATCCACTGGGCGGCCACCGCGGCCAGCAGCCACCCGGCGGCGATCAGGGTCACGGCCATCATCAGCCGCTCGGGCACGGTCACGAGTGCCCCCAGTGCTCTTGGGCGATCCGGTCGTACAGGTTCGCCGGCGACACCAGGTTCGGCACCGCCTGCCCGCCGATGACGGCCAGGTTGGTGACGTCGATGCCGGCGAACGCGTAACAGTCGGCGACGTCCGCCGAGCACACCCGCCAATGGTCCTGCTTGAACGCCGGGTCAAGCTGGGTGCCGGTGCGCAGGTGCAGCGCCTCAAGGGCGAACCCGACATACGCCGGGTAGTCATACGGGGTGCCGAGCAGGGCGTGGGCGCGGGCGACGATCTTGGCCCGCTGCCCGGGGGTGAGCGGCTCGGCGGTGTTCCACACCGCGTCGGGGTGCGACGAGGCGGGGGCGGTCCGGGTCGCAGGCGGCGCCGCCTCGATGATCATCCCGTTGCCGATGTAGACAAACGCGTGCCCGGCCCAGGACTGGGTCGCCGACCGGATCAGTTCCCCGATCATCCCCGCACCGTGAGATACCCCGTAGCAGCCCGGCTGCGGCAGGGCGAGCGCCTGCGCGGGCAGGGCGTGGTCGGCGCCGGGGACGGTCAGCAGCCCGGTCACGCGAGCACCCACAGGCGGGTGCCGGCGGCGAGCGGCCGGTGCGGGTCCTCGACCGGGTCGCCCAGGTCGTAGTTGAGCCCGTCGAACGTCCCCTGATCCCAGTGACCGCCGTTTTTGACACATGTCGCCCGCAGGATGTGGGCGACGGTCATGCCGGTGTGCCGGGCGACCGCGGCGAACGACTGGTCGCCGTTGGTGGTCCACCATTGCCACGTCAGCGCCGGGTTCGCCGGCCTGGGCCACTGGCCGAAGTCTGCGGACAGGGCGGCGTCGAGGTCGCACTGCACCCCGCCGATCGTGATCATCGCGCCTTGCATGATGTCGGGGGTCAGCCCCGAGGTCGCCCAGTTGTCCCCCGACCACGCCGGCGTGCCCCACAGCCGGCGGGCCTTCCCGGCGGCCTTGAGCCGGGACAGCGGCCAGTACCCGCCGTAAGCGTTGCGGCCCCGGTCGTCGCCGACGACGTCGGCCCACCCGTCCGAGTAACCCTCGATCAGCGGCTGGTCGCCCGGCGGTGCGTCATAGTCAACCGCCCAGTAGAACACGCACCCGTCGATGCCGCAGGCGCGGGCCTGCGCCTCGGCGTTCTCGGCGTCCCGCTGGCCGCCGGCCCGGCCGCGCAGGACGTCCTGCGCCCCGTACTCGTAGATCACGACGATCTTGATCCGGGCGGCTTGCAGCGCATCGGCCCGCGCCGGCGTCAGGTCCTTGGTCTCGTCGGGGGAGAAATACTGGGCGACGAACACCTCGCCCGCGTCCTCAAGGGCGCCGATTGACGGCTTGGACCAGGCGTAGTCCACGCCGGGGACACCGCCCCGGCCGGCCGCGAACGGGGCATGATGCAGGCCGTACCCGAGGGCGTGGGCTTGCGAGCCGGCGGGCAGCGCCGAGGTCGTCGAGCGGGATAGCAGCGCGGTGGGGACTGGGTCGAGCATCACGGCTGGCATGGTCATGCGCGCCACGCTACCGCGCCCGGGGGCGCCGGCTGGGGATCTCGGCCCGTTCGGGCATCTGTTCGGCTGCCACGCCCGGTGACCACACCATCGCCACCCGGTAAACATAGCTTGAATCGCGCCAGGACGGCCGCTAAGCGCCTTACCCCCCGGGCCTGGCTAATGACCCATCCGCGACCTGTTCGGGGTTTCCCCAGGTCAGGCGCCTATTACCGGGTGGTTGTTCGGGGGGCCGCTCAGGGCTGTTTTCCGGGCCTGTGTTCGGCTGCCACGCACGGGAGCACGGATCCCCGCTGCGAATAGGCGAGGACGATCTCGGTCCCGGCGGCGGATGGCGGCAGGTGGGACAGGTCGATATGCACCGGCCCGGCCGCCGGAACGCCGGTCATATCCACGGTCACGGTGACCCGCTTACGAGCCCGGCCCACCTGGTCAGGCTCGCCGTCGAGCCATTCCTCGACGGCGACATCCTGCCGGTCCCGGCCGATGACATGCACCACGGGGCGAGCTTAATCCGGCTGGGCGGGGGCGGCGAGCTTGACCCCGAGGACCGCCCGCCACGCATACCCCTGCGGTTGCGGCGGCACCGGCGGGATCGCCGTCGGGTCGCCGGTGTCGGCGAACTGCACCCACGGTTCGGGCAAAGGAACCGGCGTGCCGGTCTCGTCGAGCATGGTGCCGGTCTGGATGAACTGCAACGTCCCGGGGGTCACCTGCACCCAGCCGGCCTGGGCGATCAGCAGGGCCTCGGCGTCGCCGAGCGGGATCGGCGCGATTGCCATCGTTGAGAACTCCCTATCGTCCCGGAGCATTATTGCCCGTAGCCGGACGGTTACTATCCTGACTCTCTAAATGTTCGGTAGAGACTTGCCCCATTTTGGGTAGCTGTGCCCGGTGATGGGGAGGGTCACCGGGTCTCAAGGTAGCGGAGCCGGCGCAGGATCTTGGGCAACTGCTTGTTGTAGTCGAGCAGCTTGATCCCCACAGTCAGGGCGAGGGTTTCCTGCCCGTTGGCGTCGATGGTGAACGCCAGTTCCATCACCCGTAGCTGGTCGTTCACCGTCAGGCGCCCGGAGTTGATCACGACCGTGACGAGGTCGCCCATCCACACATCCGACGGGCCGCCCCACGAACCCGGCTTGAGGGTGATCACATACGCGGGCACGAGGACCTGCGCGCGGGCCAATTGGGCGGTCGCGTCGTCGGCGAGCGCCGCGGTCAGGGTGATGTTCGACCCGATGACCTTGTCGAACCGCTGCTCGCCCGGGTTGATCTGCTCGACGCTCGCGACCGACGGCTTGGACCCCGACGGCGGCGCCTGCCCCGTTTCAAAGATCGCGTTGCCGAACGTCGAGGGGTCGGTGGTCCGCACGATCGACACGACCCGCCCATCGCCGGGGGTGAACACGACCCCGTTGTCGGTGCCCTGGACCGGGGTGAAGATGTCGAGGCGCAGGTCGGCCCGCCCATACGGGGTGACCTGCCAGTCGAATCCGCCGTCCAACTGGGCGACGGTGGTGATGTCGTCGGCGATGTAATCGCCCAGGGTAAAGGTCATGGTCCGGGTCTTGCCGGTGGACTGGCCGACGCCTTTGGCGATGCCCAGTTGCCCCCCGGCCCGGCCCTGGGTGTAGGCGATCAGGTTCCACACGATCAGCGCCTGGTCAACCCCCGACGGGGACAGCGTCCCGCCGGGCACGTCCGAGGCGATGGCCCGCCGGCCCAGCACCCCCCGGTAGTCGGTGGCCGCCGCCGACAGGACGTGGCCGCCCGAGTCAACAGTGTCCTGGCAGGCGCCGACCCGGCCGATATACAGAAGCTTCCCCCCGTAGATCACCTGCACATCGGTGGTCAGTTCGGCGACCTGCGCGGCGTCGGGGGCTGTCCCGATCAGGTCGCAGGTGAAATCGGAGGTCTGGTCTGGGGACACGCGCATCGTCAACTGCGGCGGCGTCGCGAACGACACAAGCTCGGTCAGGTCCGACCCGTCCGGTTGCGGGGCCGCGAGGATGAACTGCCACCGGGCCGGCGGCGGCGGCGCCGGCACGGTCGTGACCGTGATGGTCAGCGTCGCGGTCGCCGTGTGCGACGCCGAGTCGGTGGCCTGCACAGTGAACGTGTAGACCCCGGCCGCCGTCGGGACGCCGGTGATCTGCATCAGTGCAGCACCACACAGTGCAAGATCGCCGAGGTTTGCGCGATCGCCGACGGGGTGAACGACGCCGGCATCGCGGTCAGGCCGGTGCCCGACAGGCCGGCGCGGGACACCGCAGCGGCCTGCCCCAACTGGATCAGGCTGATACCGCCGTTGGTGCCCCGGATGTTCGGGGTCGTGGTCCCGTTCGCCAGGAACGCCGCCCAGTACATCCCCGGTGTGGCGCTGAACGACGAGACCAGGGCCGTGTCGTAGGTGCCGGCGCCGCCGGTCCAGATCGACGACTGGTCGGCGCTCACGCCCATCTGCGTTCCCGAGCTATTGAAGATCGCGGCGAAGTTCTGCCCGGCGGTCAGTGTCGCCGGCGTGTTGGTGATCGAGTAGGCCATGTTGGCGATCGTCACGGTCTTGCGGATCCAGAACGCCGACAGGTACAGCTTCCCGGCGGTCATCACGGCCGTCGTGCCATTCAGTACCGCCGGGTCGCCGGTCCACGCCAGCACCCCCACGTCGGACGGCTGCGCCGCCGGGTGCGGGTGGACGTGGTCGGCGCGGGCCGCCAGGGCCGAGCTTCCGGCTGCCTGGACCCCGCCTTGCTGGATGTCGGCGGCGGTGGAGTCCAGTTGCGGCGCGAGCGCGACGATAGAGGCGAGGGTGGCTAGCTTTTCCATCCCGGCCGGGAACGACCCGTCGGCGACGTCGAGGATCAGCACCTTATCCGCTGTGGTGGGCGTGGCCTTGGCGGCATAGGCAGAGTATTTGGTGGTCATGTCAGGGCCCGCTTTCGTCGGTGATCTGGGTGCCTGCCTCGTCGGTGATCCCGGTCCCGGCCTCGTCGCCGATGTTCGGGTCACCGGCCGGCGGGATCGCCAGGGCCAGCCCCGGCGGCAGTTGCCCGGAGATGATCTGCCAGTTCGTCACCGGCAGCGTCCCGCCGGCGGTGCCGAGGTCGGCGGCGTAAGAGCCGCCGAGGATGCCCGGCGGCAGCGCGGCCGTGGTGATCGCGAACGCCGCAGCGGTCACGACGATCTGCAACGGCGCCGACGCGGTCGCGCCCAGGTGGTCGGTCACCTGCGGTGTGAACGACGCGGTCCCCGGGGTCGTCGGCACCCCGGAGATCAGCCCCGCCGAAGACAGGGAAAGGCCGGCCGGGAGCGCCCCGGACAGGACCGCCCAGGTGTCCGGCGGGGTGCCGCCGGTGGCGCCCAACTGGGCCGCATATGGGGATCCGACGACACCGCCGGGCAGCGGCTGCGCCGGCACGGTCAACTGCGACCCGGCGACGGTGGCGGTCAGCGTCGCCGCCCCGGTCAGGCTCGCCGCGTCGGTGACGAGGAAATGCGGGGTCGTCGTGCCGGCGACCGTGGGTGTGCCGTCGATCAGCCCGGACGCGTGCAAGATCAGGCCGGCCGGCAGCGCACCGGAGGACAGGGACCACACCAGCGGCGCGGTCCCCCCCGACGCCTGCATCTGAAACGACACAGGGACGCCCACCTGCCACGCTGGCAGGCTCGCCGTGGTGACCGTAGGGGCAACCCCGGTGGTGGCCGCATCGACAGACAGGGTGTCGTACAGGGCACGCCACGCGTCGCCGATGTCCTGCCGCGAGTTGATCGCCCCGGTCGAGTCGATCGCGTTCCCCGCCGGCGCCGGCTTTTCGCTGAACCACACGATCGGCGCCGACGGGTGCCCGCCGGCGATCCGGTTGAGGAAGAACTGGGTGACCCCGGGCACGGGCAGGGCGTGCCCGCCGAAGCTCGGCGCCGACACGTTGTTGAACAGGGCGGCGGTCCACCCGGGGTCGGTGTCGTCGGGGGTGTTCGGCCCGTCGGTGACGCCGATCTCCCCGAACCCGAGCGCGGCCTCTGGGGTGAATGAGTAATCGACGCCGCCGAAGCTGGTCAGCACCCCCCGGGCCAACTGGTCGGTGACCGTGATCCATTTGTTCGCCAGGTCCTGATGCGGGTCCCACGCGTACAGATCGAGGATGATCTCGTTGCAGCCGCCGGCGTTGTTGGCCTGCGCCCCGGTGCCCCACGCCCGGCCGGGAAAGTTGTACTGCACCGCGTTGTAGGACGCGATCATCGGCTTGTACGCGACCAGGTAACCGGTCAGCAGCAGCGCCGGCCCGAACAGGTTGCAGTACGCCCGGTAATGGGCGCCGGCCTGCTGCCCGGTCCACCCGCCAGCAGGCGGCGGCACCGGGCCGCCCACCGCCCACGGGTCCCCCGCCTGGGTGCCCTTGGCGGTGCCGTCGCCGAAGCTCGACGTGCCGCCGCCGTTGTTCATCTCATTCCACAGGCACCAGCGCAACTCGGTGACCCCGTTGTTGCGCAGCATCGTCGCGTACACGCACATGGCGGCGATCTCGGACGTGGCGACCGACGGGGTGATCACCGCCATCCGCTTGGGCTTGATCGACAAGATCGGCTTCATCGACGGGTGCGCGGCGACCATCGTGGCGATCCCTTGAGGGTCATCGGCCGCGGTTGTCCCCCACTGGCCCTCGGTGGAGATGTAGAACACGCGGGTCCGCTGCGCCGACGGGGCCCGGCCCATGTCGGCGTCCCATTCCAGGGCCGCCCCCCACGACCCCGGCGAGTCGGCGAACGACGACGTTGACACGGTCGCGCCGACGTAGGACTTGAGCGAGCTTGCGGCACCTTTGAACCCGCAGATGCTCATGGTCCACGCGCCCGGGATCCCCGGCAGGGTGGGGCTCGCGGTGATCGCCGCCGTGCCGGTGTAGTTCCGCAGCACCGCGACCGAGCAGAACGCCCCGGCGCCGGTCTGGACGCCCTTGGCGATCACCTGCCACGGCGCCGGCCACACCGCCTCGCCGGCGGCCTGCGCCGACACGCACACGGCGACGACGAACTCGCGGGCCTGCGCGAGCGCCCCGGACGTGACCGACGGGGCGGTCGAGTTGCCCGACGCGGTCGCCGCCGACCCCGAGTCCGCCGGGGTGGCGGTGAGCCCGGGAACGGACAAGACGACGGCCTGCTTGCCGTCGCCGGTCCCCGAGTAGGTCACCGTGACTGTGTCGGCGGTGAACCCGGTTCCGGCGGCGTGCAACGGGTGAGCTACCGCCGGGGAGGCGAAGATCCACGACGCCGGGCTGGTGGCGGTGCCGGCGGCCTGCGCGTACCCGCCGTTGGCCTGCGAATCGTTGATCCCCGTCGGCAGGTGGGTGCCCGCGCCGCCGCACACGATCACGGTCTCCCCGGCGATCACCGGGAACGCCGCCGGCGACCCGGCGAAATCGGACCCTACGGTGACGACGTTGGTCGTCCCGCCGGTCGCCTGCGCGTGCGACCCGGCGTAGCAGACCGGGATGTCAGCAGCCATCAGAGGTCAGGAGATCGGCCAGGCGTACACCATCGACCCGGCCAGGATCCGGGTGTTGGTGCCTGAGGAGTTGTTCTGGCAGAACTGCAGCACGGCAAAGTTGTTCGGCTTGGTGCTGGTCGTCTGGATCGCCCCGACCAGCAGCGCCGACATGCTGACCCCGGCCCCGTCGGTCCACCCGTTCCAAGTGTCTGTTTCCTTGACCGCCCCGCCGACCGACGCGTTGTTGTTGGAATCGTTGCGGATCGCCGTGTGAAACAGTTTCACGTTCGACGGGCCGGGGGTGCGCCAGGTGACGTGAATGCCGCCCGGGTCACCGGAACTGTTCTGGTTGGCGCCGTCGTAGTTGAGGAACCCGGCGAACCCATACCAGGCACTGTCGCGCAGCCCCCACAGTTGCAGGCTGGCCGAGTCGGCCAGGGTCGTGTTCGACTTGGTCTCGGCCGTGGCCGTCGAGGCGGCGACCGGGCCGACCGCGCGCCGGTAGTCGGCGATCGCCGCGTTCTGCACCGACGGGTCGGCCGGGTTGACCGTGATCAGCGCCAGGGTGATGGCGCTGTTCGGCTGCGCCGGCGTGCCCGACCCGACGTCCTGTAGCAGCACCGGGGCGAACGTGTACCCCGACCAGGTCCCCAGCGACAGCTTGTCCTGCACTTGCAGCACCAGGCGGTGAATCCTTTGCGCCGGCGGCGACAGCGGCACCGCGACGTTGATCACCCCGTCGTTCCACAGGGCGTAGGTTCCCTGGCTGGAAATGTCGTCGCCGTTGGTGAGGGCGTGGCCGGCGGACACGTCCACCGACCCGTTAGCACCCGCGCCGCGCTGGGTGACCGAGAAATCGCCGGTCATCGCCCCGGCCGACGGGATGCCGACATCCATGACGCCCTCGGCGCCGGGGTAGGAGTTGGCCGCGCCGAGCATGGTCCAGATGAACTGGCGGAACTCCTGGGCGGTGGTGACCAGGGACGGGTCGCCGGTGGCCGGCTGGACGGCGAGCGGCTGGTGGGCGGTCATCGGCTAGTCCTTTGCTGGGGCGCCGGCGGCGCGGGCCGGGCAGTGCTGGTCGCGCAGATACCACCAGCGCCCGTCGGGGGTGCGGTTGATCGGCTGGCCGCAGTACCGGCATTCGGCGGTCTGCTCGTCGCCGGCCCACGTCCCGGGCCGGGGGTCGTGGATGTCGGCCGCCGGCCGGGCCGGGGTGCGGCCGGCGCCGAGGTCCTGCCGGGCCTGCTCGGCGCGCTCAAGCTCGGCGACCCGGGCGGCCAGCCGGGCGAGGGTGTCATCGGTCACGCGGATCTCCTTAGAACACCGGCCGGGCCGGGCGGAACGCCAGTTGCGCGGCCGCCCCGCCGCCAGCGGCGGACGGGTAGTAGCGGACGTTGTTGACCCCCGGCTGCATCAGCCACCACACCGCCGGGAACGTCAGGTTGCCGGTGACCGGCTGGGTCAGGTCCCCGTTGCGGTAAGCGGTCCGGGTTGACGAGTCGAGCAGCACATACTCGCCGGGGGCCAGGATCAGGGAATCGTCGAACTCAAGCGCCCCGCCGGCGGTGTCGTTGGCGATCTTTGGCCCGGTCGCCGGCCCGTACAGGAACCCGACCCAGTCGCACGCCAGGGTGCCGGTGTTGGTGACCAGTTGCGGCGACGGCGACGTCGATGCGGGCCACGACACGCCCGCCGATGTCCAGGTGATACCCGAGGTCACATCCCACGTCAGGCCGGTGGCCGAGGCGATGAACGCGCCAATCGTCGCGGTGACCTCGACCGCGTCCTCCCACACCGACCGCGGCCCGGTCCAGGTGACCTGCACCGGCTGGTTGGTCGGGTCCGACACCGGGACACTGACCGAGTCGAACCTGACCGTGATCTGCCTCGGCAGCGCCCACGCGTCATTGGTGACGACCAGCACCGGCCGCAACGCGGGGTTGAGCAGTTGCCCTAGCTGGTCGAGGAACGCCTCCGGGGTGATGCCCCCGTCGGGGTACAGCAGCATGGTGAGCGATACCGCCGCCGGCCCGTAAAAGGCTGTCGTGTCGAACGACCCGTGCGCCCCGACCCGGTCCACCGCGACCGCCCTGGCGGGGGCGGCGACGTCGAGGATCTGCGCGGCCACACCCACGGCGGGCATGATCGGCACGCTGATCCCTGAGGCGGGGTCGGTGAGGGTGATCGCCGTCACGGCCATGACGTCACGACCCCAGGCCGGCGGCGTAGACGCGGAACGCGAGCTTGCGCGCGACCAGGTCGGCGTCGGTGGCGTCCTGGACCACCATCTGCGCGACGTGGACCAGCGGCCCGCCGGACGTCAAGCCACCATTGACACCGTGACCGCCGGGGCGGCCACGGGACACCCATTCCTGCAACCCGCCCTCCCCGAAGCTGTAGGACCGCCCGGAACGCCCGATCCCCCAGATCGGCTCGGTGATCGGGCCGCCCTGCCAGTACCCGTGACCGTGCCCGATGACGGCCAACTGCCCGAGCCGGCCGTACCTGTGCGTCGCGTAGTTGATCCCGGCGTAGATGTCGGCGAGCCCGTTGAACGGGCCCAGGCCCCGGAACGGGCCGGCGTAGGCGTTGAACGTCGAGATGATCGTTTGCAGGACGCCCATGCTCGGATGCCCGGCGGCGGCGTTGGAGTCGGTCAGGTTGATCGCCCTCGGGTTGCCACCGGATTCGGTGGCGATCTGGCGCAGCCACGCCCCCAGGTAGGACGACGGCAAGCCCAGCATCCCCAGCACCTTGAGGACCGTCGAGCCCCACCGGGCCACCCCCGACCCGCCCGGGGTGCCCCCGCCGCCGCCGAACAGGCCGCCGAGCAGGTGCCCGAGCTTCCCCCCCAGGCCGCCCAGGGCGCGCAGCGCACGCCCCGGCAGGGACGCGATCGACACCAGCGACTTGTCGACCAGGTGTGCCAGCGCCCCCGGGAACGACCCGAACACCGCATGCACCAGCCCGGCCGACCCGGCGACCATCCCCTTGAGCAGGCCGCCGATCAGGTGGCCGCCGATGCCGGCCATCACCGTGGACGGCGACTTGATCCCGAAGAAATGCTTGACCGCGTTGACCAGCGGGTCAACGATGTTCCCCTTGACCCAGGTGCCGATGCCGCCCATGAACCGGCGGATCCCGGTGAGCAGCCCCCGGACCACATCCATCCCAGGCCTGACCAGCCACCCGGCCGCGCCCCGGAACGGGGACACGATCCGCCGGATCACCCCGAGGACCACCTGCACCAGCCCCGACGTGCCGGACTCGATGCCGCGCAGAATCCCCCGGCCGGCGGACAGCGACCGGTCGAACATCTGGATCCCCATCACGCCGAGGCGGGTGGTCAGCAGGCCACCCTCGCGGGTCAGCCACTTAGCCGCGGTGGGGAATGTCTTGGTGAACCCGTCGATCAGCCCGTTACCGACCGCCTCGACGACCTTCCCGATCGCCTTGTTCATCGGCCCGGTCAGCTTCTCGATCCCCCGCAGCAACGGGGTAAACGACCGCAGGATCGGGATCTTAGCGAAGATCCGCTCAAGGGGGCCGGCGAACTTCCCGACCGCCGACACCGTCAGGACGGTGAGGATCGCGTCCCACCAATGCTTTTTCCACCAGGTCACCGAGAACAGGTCGTTGCCGAACCCGGCGATCAGGCCGATACCGAACCCGAGCGCCTGCGACCCGACCGTTTTGCCGATCGTGGTCCAGTCCAGGCCGGCGAGCGCGGTCACCAGCTTGGACGTGATCATGGCGGCGTGGGTCGCGACCGACGCGAACGCGTCCCCCAGTGCCGTCCCCAGGGCGTTGCCGACCGCCGGCCCGTGCAGCACCGAAGCGATCGACGACGCCAGCCCGGCACCGGCCGACTTGGGCAGCGGGTGGAACAGGTTGGCGTCGTTGAAATGGAACGGCTGCGGGTGCAGCAGATCCCCGGCGAACAGCGGCGCCGCCTTGGGCAGGTGCAGCAGGTCGCCGGTCACCAGCTTGACCGGCCTGGGCTTGGACAAGCCGAGGAACTGCAGCACGTCCTGCCAGTCCCGCTTGATCGTGCCGATCGGGATCACCTGGTCGAACACCTGCCCGACCCGGGACCCGAACCGGCCCACCGCCGGGATCGCCCTGTTCACGATCCACGACACAAACGACGTGACCGGCGGCAGCAGGGCCAGGCCGATCCTGATCCCGACCGTGTCGATGATCGCCCGCAGCCGCTCAAACTCGGCGCCGGCGGTTTTGCGCTGCGCGGCGACCGCGGCACCGTACCGGCCGATCGTGTTATTGATCTGATTCTGCTTGCGCTCAAGCACGCTGTAGTTATTGAGCAGGGTCATGATCGCCGCGCTGGACCGGCCGCCGCCGAACGCGTTGCTGATCAACTGGGCGGCCTTGGTCGCCGACAGGCCCGAGTTGTCCAGGTGGGTCTTGAGCAGGCCCACGGCGGCGACCAGGCCCCCGGGTGAGCGCATCGCGTTCGCCAGCGACGTCGAGGACAGGCCGATCGCCTTGAGTTGCGCCTGCGCCTTGGCCGACGGGGCGCCGAGCAGCGACAAGGTCATCCGCAGCCGGGTCGCGGCGACCTCGGCGGGGATGCCCTCGTCGGTCATCAGGGCCATCGCCGCCCCCACCGACCGCAGCGACACCCCGAATGTGCGCGCGGCCGGGAGGATGCCCGAGGTCAGCGACCCGACGAAATCGGTCATGGTCATGTTGCCGGCGCCGATGATGGCGTTCACCGTCGCCGCCGTCTTCCCGAACGACTGGGCGCCCTTGATCCCTGACCGCCACGCCCCCGCCAGGGCGTTGGTCGTGTCCTCAAGGTTGGCGCCGCCGACGGCCGCCAGGTCCGACGCGGACCGCAGCGCGGTCATGGCGTGGACGTTGTCCATGCCGACCGACTTGAGGTGGTACAGCGCCTGGGCGAGCATCTGCGGCGACTGCTGCGCCCGCCTCGACGACAAACCCAGGACAGCCCCGGTGAGGACCTTGACGTCCCGCGCGGACCCGCCGGCCTGGGTCTGGATGCGGGTCATCTGCGCCTGGAAAGTGGTCGCCATCCGCACCGACTCGACGCCGACGGCGACAGCAGCCGCAGCTACCACGCCGCCGGCGACGGCGAACGTCCGGCCGAACCGGGCCACCCGCCCCTCGGCGAAGGTGGCGTCATCGCCGATGCGCCGGAACGTACGGCTAGCGCCATCCCTGGCAACTACGTCGTACATGACGCGGGCGATCGTGGCCATCGGTTAGCCGCCTAGTCCTCTCGTGTCCGGGTCCGGTTTCCCGGGGCCGTTCTTGCGCTGCCTGGCCAGGAACAGGTCATATGCCTGCCACTGGTCGAACTCGCGGGCGCCCAGCCGGGCGGTTAGCTCGGCGACGGTGCAGCCGAGGGCGAGGGCGAGGGCGAACCGGAACGCTCGGGCGGGGTTTCGGGAAAATCCCCGGCCAGTTCCTCGATGTCTTCCTCGGTCATCCCCGACAGGCGGGTCGCGGCCTCCCACAGCTTGTCGATGACCATCGCCGGCAACTGGCCGACGAGGTCGTACTCGTGGGCGCCGAACAGGGGACGGCCGTCGGTGCCGATCAGGCACCGAACCACGAGCTTGGCGCGGACGTTGTCAAAATCGCGGCCTTCCTCGGTCCGGCCGCCCTTCCCACGGCGCAGCACCACCACCGACGCCTCGTAGCTGTCGCGGGCGGCGGCCGACAGGCCCTGGATGATCGCCGTCCCCCATCCCTCGATCACAACTTTCTCGGTGGGCAGTTCGCCGGCGTGGGCGAGGAACGCCTCACGGCCGAGGATCTCGTCAGACACTGATGATCGGTCTCCCTCCTGTGACGTCCTCGCCGACGCGGGTCATCACCCGGCCCACAGCGACCCTCGACGCGACGCCGAGGGGCCGGACCGTCCGGTAAAAGTAGGGGTGAGCGGGTTGCTGCACCCACTGGTTAGGGCCGGTGTGCCCGAAGGTCGGGTGCCGCCACCGGGGCAGCGTCCCTTCCTCATACGCCGGAATGCGCCGCATCCCGGCGGGCATCTTCCGCCCATCGACCATGACCACGACGCCGGTCAGCGGCCCGGTCGTGCGAACATACAGTTTCGTCGCCTTCTGCATCGTCGAGCGCAGCGACCCGCCCGGCCGGCGCACCCGGCCGGTCTTGGCCGGGATCGCGGCGATCGACGCCCGCACCGCCGGCACCAGCGGCGCCGCCGCCGCCCGCAGTTCCCGGCGGAACTCCGCAGCCGCCTTCCGGTCAGACATGCGCCGGAGCCGGCCGGCGACCTCCCGCAGTGAGGTCGCCGATACCGGCTCAAGGCCGAACGCCGAGGCGACCGGCACGGCTACGGGATCAGGACCCGGATCGCCGGCACGCGCGTGATCGTGAAGGAGAACACGCACTGCCCCGGGTCATCGACGGTCGTGTCCATCGCCTGGCTGTCAACCTTGGCGGGGAACACGTCCATGAACTGGCCGGTCACGTCGCCCTCCCACAGGCAGACCACGAACCCGGCCGCGTTGTTGGTCAGCAGCGACCGGGCGTCGTTGCCGACGGTGTCGCAGTAGCAGGTGATCGACGACCCGGCGGCGGTCTGCCGGCCCGGCACCTGCGACGTGAACCGCGACCCCATGTCGGGGGTATCGACGGGGTTGTCGGTCAGGCTGAACCCGGCCATCGCCGCGACCTCGGCCGACAGGTCAGTGCCCGCGTTCAACTCGGTGCGGGTCGGCGCGTTGTAGTTCGCGCAGGTGGTCAGCCAGTACACCTTGCGCTTGCCCGGCGGGAAGTACCGGTTAGTTGGGGTCAGCGGTGCCGCCGGCATCGGTGATCAACTCCCCTCACTGCCGGACTGGCCGGCGCTCTGGCCCCGTGCGGGGCGCTTTGCCTTGGGCGAGTCGCCGTCGGCGTCGCCGTCGGGCCGGTTCTGTGACGGGTGCGCGGCGACCCGGTCAACGTGCTCGTCGCGCTCGGACGCGAGCATCCACCCGGCGTTGCGCATGACCCCGACCGCTGACGGGTCCACGTCGGCGAACGCCGGGCCGCCCTCGGCCTCGATCCCCGGATGCCACACGCGGGTCATGACGCCGACACCCGCAGCACGCACACCGAGACCGTGGTCACGGCAGAGAAGTTGACCGCCGTCGTGCCGACGCCATACACGCCGTCGGGCAGCGGGATGAACACCGGAGCGGGGGCGGCCAGCGTCGAGGCGGGCACGTTGACCGTCCTCGACGAGACCCCCTGGCCGTCGTAGGTCGGGGCGAACGGCAGCGTCACCGTGATCGACGACACCGAGCCGTTGAACACGACCAGGTACATCGCGGCGCCGGTCGGCGCCAGGTCCCCGGACACTGCCGGGGTGACCCAGGTCGGCTGCAATCCCGCGTGGCCGGGGGATTGCGCAACGTAGGTAGCCATGGTGCGGGATTCCCTTCCTGTTAGGGGGTGTAGGACGTCACATCGACGTCGAACAGGACGACGGCCTTGACGCCGGCGTCGGTCTTGACGTACTTGAGCGACCCGCCGGACATCCCCGCCTGGCCCTGGATCGTGTTGGACCCGTTGACCGGCAGCCCGTTGGAATGCGCCTCGATCGCCGCGCCGGCGGCGTTCGCCAGCGCATACGCCTGCTTGCGGGCGTTCCCGTAGCTGCCGTTGGTGTCGAGGAACGCCGCGCAGCAGTGAATCGAGAACTGCTCCCGGGACCGGTTCCCGCCCAGGCCCTCGGACTGGGCGAGGTAGTCGGCGGCGTTCTCGACGGGCTGGCCGGCGTCGTCAAGCTGCTGGGTGTCGCCGATGAACACCGCCCCCGTCGCGGACACGTCGGGGGTTTGCTGGCCGTCGCGGATCGCCACCCCGGCCAGGTCCGGCCACGCGGGCAAGATCGCCAGCAGGGCGTTGATCACCGGATCGACGCTCGACGACCAGGCCACCGGTCAGACCTCCTGTATCGAGATCCCGGCCGCGCTGGCGATCTTGGCCGCGCGTGCCGTGTTCGTCGTGTTCGACGGCGTGTTGTGCCATTCGTTGCACGCCCGCAGCGCGGCGTGCACCAGGCCGGTCCCCGCCGACGCCGACGGCATCCCGGTCGAGGAATCGGACGCGAGCCCCGTCGAGGTCACGGTGATCGTGGTGAACGACCCGCTGGTCTTGGGCTTGATCTGTGTCGCCATCGTCTAGACCTCCTGTATCGCCAGGCCGACCGCGGCGAGCATCTTGGACGCCTGCCCGGTGAACGCCGGGTCGGTGGGGAAGTTGTGCCACAGGTTGATCGCCCGCAGCGCCTGGTGCAGTTGCCCGGGGGCCAGCCCGGACAGGGCCGTCGTGGACTTGGCGGTCCGGGCCGCAGCGTCAAAGGTGGCGTTGGCGAACGCCGACGGCGCGGCCGGCGGGGTCCCGGCTTGCAGCGACCCGCCGGTGTCGGTGAACGCTGTTACGTTGCCGGCGACCTCGCCGACCAGGACGTTCTCAGTGTTGGTGACCGTGCCCCGGTAGATGCGGATCCCGACGGTCCCGGCCGGCGGCAGGGTCCAGGTCAGGTTGGCGGACCCGTTGAGTGCGATCGCGACGGTGACCTCCGTCGAGCCCGGCGACTCGCCGAATACGGTCCGCCGGGTGAGCTTCCAGAAATACGTTGCGGCGGCGAACGTGCCGCCGGTGCCGACGGCGGCGACGGCACCGCCGGTAGGCGCGGACGCCTGCGACTGCACCCGGACCTGCGTGCTGGTCATGGCCGGTTGTCCTCTCTCACCCGAACCCGGGCAGGGCGTGTTGGTCGAGCAGCATCTGCGCCCTCGCGGGGGCGCGGTAGAACGGGCTGATATTCAGCCCCTCTTGCGCCTGCTCGGCGATATCCACCGACAGGCCCCGGAACGGGATGTACAGGTCGCGCAGGATCTCGCGGACCGCTTCCTCGATGTCCTCGTGGACGATCTGCACGCCGGCGGTGTAGTCCACCGTCCACGGCCCGTACCAGAAATCGATCAGCGACTTGAGCCGGATCGTCCCCGGCCGGGTGTTGACCACCAGGTCAGTTGTGGTCCAGCTTGGCCCGTTGCCGTACACCGACCGGACGGCCGTGACCGAGCTTGTGGTGAGGATCGGCCCCTTGGGCACCGCCAGGACCGGCCGGAACTCCCCCGGCACCCACGCCGCGGTGAACGCCCGGGGGACCAGGACGCCGACGATCCCCTCGGCGTACCGGGTCGCCACACTCGCCAGGGTGCGGATCCGCTCGACCTGCTTAGGGTCGGTGACGCCGAGGATGTCCTGCGCGTCGGCCAGCGACAGCACCGAGGCGTAGGCCCGCGCGTTGACATAGTCGATCTTGGGCGGGAACGCGGCACCGCCGGGGAGGGTGCCGGCCCACGCGAACTTGGTCAGCCCCTCCTGGTCGAGCGTGTACGGGACGGCGAGCAGCCCGGTTTGCGCTGGCGGCAGCGGAACCGTCGGCGTGGCGACGGTCTGGTCCGGGCGGGTGACTGTCAGCGTGGCGGTGACCGGTGATACGGGCTGGCCCGTGGTGGCGTCCGTGATCGCCAGGGTGGCGGTGTAGACGGTGCCGACATCGACGGCCATTTACGACAGTCCTCCGGGGATGACCACATCGGAGGAACCTGCGCCGGCAGTCGCAGCGATGGTGCGGCCGCTCCCCGGCGCCGCGCCGGCGGCCGAGCCGCCGGGAACATCGACGGCACCGGTTCCGGCGCCTGGCACACCGCCGGGGAGCGGACCCGCGCCTATCGTCGCGGTTCCATAGATCACTGTAATAGGACCGCCGCCCGTGGCGGCGATCGACGCGGCGAGCAGCAGTGTCGCGGCCGAGAATTGCCGGCTGCTGGCCGCCAGGACGGCGGCAACGGCCAGGGACGCCACGGCGGCCTGACGGGCGCCGGGGGACGTCAGGCTTGCCGTGACCGCGAGGGCCGCCGGGGCAAGCTGGGCCGTCAAGGGCGCGTTGACAGCCGAGGTTGCCGTGAGGGTGGCCGCGCCTACAGCGCCGGTACCGCCGGCCAGGGACGTGGCGGCGGCCAGGGACGCGACCGCAAGCTGCACCGCCGCATCGGCCAGGGTCACCTGGGCGGCCAGGGTGACGCCGGCCTGCTCGGTGGCCTTGCCGGTGAGGGCGAAGCTCGCGGCCAGGGTGGCCGGGGCGAGCAGCAGCCCGGAATCGCTGATCGCGAATCCGGCCGCCAGGGTGGCGGGGGCGAGCAGGGCGGACACCGGGCCGGCCAGGGTCCCGGTGGCGGCGAGGACGGCGGGGGCGTCCTGTACCGCCGAGTCCGACACGGTGAAGCTCGCGGCCAGCGATGCGGGGGCGAGCAGGATCCCGGCCGTGGTGATCGTGAACCCGGCGGTCAGGGTGGCGCCGGCCGGGCCGCCGCCGGTCGCGGCGAGGGCGCCGGCGACCAGCAGCGACGCCGGCCCGGCGAGCAGTCCGGCGTCGCCGATGGTCATGGCCGCTGCGAGGGTCGCCGGGGCAAGCTCGGCCGCTGGCCCCGTCAGCGATGTGCCGGGCAGCAGGACCGCCGGGGCCGCCTCCACCGCCGGCGCCGACAGGGACGTGTCCCAGGCCAGGCCGGCGGTCCCGGCGAACGTCTGGGCGGTGGCGTAGTCGGCGGCCGGCGGGACGTAGAACGGCCGGGCCGGCCCGAACACGCGGGCCATCCCAGGGTTGAACCACGGCGGCGCGAGCGGGTTGACTGACGTCGCCGCCCCCGGGGTGATCACAACGGCGATGACCACGCTCGACACGGTCGTCGAAACGGTGGCGGTCTGGGATGTGACCGAGGTCGCGGCGGTCAACTGCTGGGAGATCACCGCCTGCTCGGACTCGGCGGACCCCGACACGTTGGTGCACCCGTCAACCTGGGTGGTCAGGGCGCCCCCGGTGCCGCCGCCGCCGGACGGCTGGACGATCGTGACCTGCGTCGAGGCGGTCGTCGGCCGCAGGCCGGTGAAGTACAGCAGCACGTCGGCGGCCGTGGCCGGGGTGATCGCCGGGTAGGTGATCGTCGTCGAGGCGGTTCCGCCCAGTTGCACTGCTGCGGTCGTGCCGGCCACCGGGAGGACCCCGTTGTGCCCGCCGATCGAGGTGCAGGTGGCGATGAACGTCGCCGCCACCGACAGGGTCAGCGTCGGTGAGTCGGTGGCGGAACCGTCGGCGATCCGCGCGTACAGCGCCTCGTTGTCGTTGGTCTGCTGGCTCGTGGTGGGGTGGTAGATCAGCGTCCACCCGGCCGGGTCGGTGATCGTGACCGTGGACCCCGACCAGCACGCCGACAGCAGCAGCATGTCGCCCACGGCGGTCCCCGCCGGCACGCCGGGGGCGCGGGTGCTGCTCGTGGTCGTACCGCCGGCGCCGGCCTGAACCGTGCGGATGATCACCGGGGCCGCCCTCCCGGGTCAGCCGGACAAGATCGCGTGCAGGTCCGTGACCGTGACCGACGGCGAGCCGGTCGTCGCTGACAGGGTGATGCCGACGTCTAGCTGGTTGTTCTGCTCGGTGTTGATCGTCGCCGCGGTGACCCGGGCGGCGGCTGTTTGCGGCAGCGGCGTCGAGGTCCAGGCGGTCAGCGACGTGGAGTAGAGCAGTTCGGCGGTTCCCTGCATCGTCACCGCCGTGCCGATGTCTTGGAACCGGCCCCGGTAGCGGAGCTTGATCGGCCACGCCGCCGCCGACGCTGACAGGGCGTTCGCCGCCGAGACCAGCAGGACGGTCGCCGAGCCGATCGCCCCGCCGACCGCGCCCAGGTACAGGCCGATCGTCAGCGTCGGCGTCGCCGACGTGGAGGTCATTTCCAGGTCGGCCTCGACGAGCAGCTTGGCCCCGGGCAGGTTGATCCTGGGCAGGATCGGCGGCGGCGTGGGCGTCCCGGCGGTCAGCGCGGCGGCGGTGACCGCCGCGCCGGCCGCCCGCGCCAGGCCCCCCTCAGACGGCGGGTAGGTCCACAGGACGCCCACCGGTCAGGACCCCTGCGCCGAGATCGCGTCGAGGGCGACCTGGAATGTGTTGCCGTTGGCGACGACCACAGGGGCGCCATTCCAGTTGCCGAACATGGTGCGGATCGGGGAGCCGGCGCCGTCGTTCACGTCGAGGGACTGGATCGACCAGTTCCCGCCCGAGCCGTTGGTCCACGACAGCACGGCCGTGTGCGGGCACGTCGTGACCGACGGGGAGGCGGTGGTCGCCGTGGTGAAGAACGGCGCCGTCGAGGTCTGCCCGCCGGCGGTGTACCCGGTGCCGGTGATCTCGGTCCCGGCCGCCGACGCGGTCGCGGTGCCCGAGTCCAGGCGGATGCGGAACCCGGTTGTCAGGGCGGCCGGCGCGGTCGAGGTCGTCAGGTAGGTCATGACCTTTTGCGCCTGGGTCTGGTCCAGGGCGGCGAACGCCAGGAACAGCGCCCACGCGAGGATCAGCCGGGCCGCCGCCCATGCGCCCCTCATGCCGCAGCCACCGGCCGCAGTACCGCGGTCCCGATCCCGGCTGTGATGATCACCGGGTGGCATACGGTGCAGTCGGGCAGGGCCACATGGCAGTGCCCGCCGGGGCACGAGGGCGGCGGCTCGGCCAGGTCCTCGATCGCGTGCCGGTCCTGGCCGCCGGCCTCGACATGGGCCCGGTGGGCGTCGAGGGTGGCCCGGTAGTGCGCCCGCACCGACGCGTGCAGCGCGCACGATCCCGGGTCGGGGCAGTCGCCGTGACCGCCGGGGCACGCGTTCGCCGCCGCCTCGTGGTCGTGGTCCTCCTGGCAGCACCCGGACGCGGGCGGGCAGGCCAGGTTCGACGTCAAGTTCGCCATCTGGCACCGGGCGTGATGCTCGCCGGTCTCGGCCACCGGGTGGCCCACCAGGTGGCAGCCGCACGACACCACCGCCGACAGCCCCGACTGCGGGCAGGTGACCGTGTACATGTCAGCCGCCCCTGGTGGCGCGGCCCCGGGTCCCGGTCTGCGCCGGCGCCGGCCCCTTGCCCTTGGGCTCGCCCTTGTCCGGCGTGTCGGCGGCGGCCTGCTTGCGGTCCTCGGCGGCCTGGGCCTTCCGGTCCTTGGCGGCGGCGTCGGACTCATACCCGAGCGCGGCCATCCGGTTCCGTGCGTCGTCCATCGCGGTCACCTGCCCTAGCTCGCGGGCCGTCAGGTACGCCGAGGCGGCCTGCTCGACCTGGCCGCGCCGGCCGTCGTCGGCGTACCGGTCGCGGATCTTGTCACGTTCGTCCCTGTCAAGCGGCACGGGCCTCTCCCATCGTCAGGCGACCGCTGATGGCGTCGGGGTAGTGCAGGTGCACCGGCCGCACCGACCAGCACACCCGCACCCCCCTGCCGGTGGTCTCGTAGTGCCAGCTAGAGAACACCGGGTCGATCAGCCGGGCCCCCGGGTTCGCCGCGGTGAACGCGGCGAGCCGGGCGCGCGGCAGGTAGACCAGGCCGAATCCGAAGACGTCGGCCACGGGTGCCCCGGTCGGCAGGATGGTCCCGTCGATCGTGGCGAGGTTCCACTGCCCTGGTGTGGGGCCGTAGTAGGTGCGGACGGGGGCGACGAGGATCTCGGCCGGCTGCTCGGCCGCCTGCGCGGCGAAGTGCCGCAGGTCCTCGGCCGAGCAGGCGGTGTCCCAGTCCATTGAGATGACGTTCTCGCCGACGCTGGCCAGTGCCCGGTAGTCGTAGTCGTCGACCGGCACCCTCGGCCAGCCGTCCACGATGTGCGGACGGCCGGCCGGCGGGTGATCCGGCCACGCCCGGACGACGAGCACCGCGACCCCTCGGCCCCTAATTGTTACCGGGTCAGAACGACGGGGTCGTCAGGCTGGTGCCCGAGACCTTCTGGACCGCCGAGGCGTACCGCCGGAAGCTGTAGGCGAAGTACCCGTACAGGACCAGCAGGACGCCAAGCTGGGCGGCCTTGGGCTGCTCGGCGCGGATGAACACCGGGGCGTCGGGGTCCTCCCACAGGTGGCATTCGTCGCTGGCGACGACGTAGACCTCGTCCTGGTTGGTGGAGGCGCCCAGGTTGTTCGGCACGTTGTTGTCGGACACCACCAGCAGCCCCGACGGGAGCCGGCCACGGATCCCGGTCTGGTAGGTGCTGTTCGGGTCCATCGCGCCGCCCTGCCACGGCATCGCCGCGCCCATGACGTTGATGAACGGGAAGTTTGCCGACACCTGCGCGGCCAGGTTCCACCACCGCGTCGAGTACATGATCACATGCGTCGGATTGGCCTGGGCGAGCAGCGCCGCCTCGACCCCGGCCGCCGCGCCCATGATCTTGGAGTAGAAGTTCTGCACGTTGTACGTGGTCGTGAAGTTGTTGGCCACCGCCAGCGCCGACAGGCCGGTCGTGGCCTGGTTGATCAGCGTCGAGTCGAGGTTGGTGGCGTACCGGCGGAACAGGTCCTGCATCGTGACTTCCTCGATGCCGGTGCCCCGGTCGATCGCCTGGCGGGACAGGGTGACCTGCCCGGCGGCGGTCTGCACGTTCTCGGTCAGCAGCGTGTCGTCGATCGACTGGGCGGTGACGCCGGCGGGAAGCTCGGACGCCTGCAACCCGACGGCCGACGGGGTCGTGACCAGGGAAATGTTGACCGTCATCCCGTTGGCGGGGAGGTCGTGGTGGTTGCAGATGTCGGCGAACGGCCGCATCGCGGCCACGGCCGGCGCGTACATGTCGGTGAGGTACTGGGGGACGGTCAGGCCGGCCCAGTTCGCGGTCGTCGAGTCGCCGGCGGCGCGCATCAGCTTGTCGCCGCGCTCGATCCTTTCCTCGGCCATGTGCGAGGCGAGCCGGTTCGCCGCCTCCGGGTCGTTGAAGATCATGGCCCGGGTGACGTCGGACAGGAACCGGACGCCCTTCTTGTCAGTGTCCGGGCGGTAGGTGCGCTCGTTGCGGCCCACGGACACCGACGCGGCCCGGTCAGTGTTCCTGCGGTCGGCGGGCATCACCCGCACCGCGGCCGGGTTCGCGTCGCGCTCGGCCTGGATCTCGGCGGCCTCAAGTTCCTCGGCCTTGGCCCGCTTGGCCTGGTTGAGCCGGTTCTCGATGCCCCGGATGTCGGCCTTGAGCTTGTCCCGCGACCGGAACAGGTCCTCGACCCGCTGGTCGTCCTCGGCGGACAGGGTCGCCTCACCCGCCTGCCGGGACCTTTCAAGGATGATCTTGATCTCGTGCTGCGCCTTGTCGCGCTGCCGCTGCGCCTGCTCAAGCTCGACTTCGATGCCGTTGATCAGGTCATCGACGAATACCGGCATGACTGTGCCTCTCGGGTGTGCTGGGATGCCGTGGACTCGCCGCCCAGATCGCCGGTCTGATAGCCGGCCGTGCGGCGCCGTACAGGACACCGGAGAGGTCTGATTGCCACATGCCGCCGGTCTGATTGCCGGCGCCGGCAGTTCCTAGTCGCTGATCATACATAGCTCGCGGCGCGGCAGGACAGCACCGCCGCGCCGCGAGCCCGACCGGGCGGACCGGTCAGTCGAGGTCGAGCAGCCGCTCAACCAGCGCCACCGACCGGCCCCGGGACGCGGCCTCGACCGGGTCCGGGTCCGCTGCGGCACGCGCCTGCGCGGCCTGGGTGGACAGCCGCTCGATCGTGTGGACGGGGATGCCCAGTTGCCGGCCGAGGGTGCTCATGGCGGCGCGGGCGACCCCGTCGGGCAGGTGCGGCAGCAGGCCCATGACCTCCTGCGACCGGGCCGCGATCGACGTGTACGGGTTGGCGCCGAAGTTCACCGCCGACACGTCGCCCCGGTCCAGGTCCACCGAGTTGATCCGGCACTGGTCGTAATCCTCGTTCCATTCCCAGTCGAGGATCATGAACGCGAACGACATCTCGGTGATGTTCTCGTCGTCGATCGCGGTCAGCAGATCCCGCACGTCGGTGCGGGCCGGGTTCACCAGGGCTTCCATGTGCAGGCCGCGCGGGTCGGCGTCGAGGGTCAGCGTCGGGGTCCCGCCCTTGGTGCGGGCCATCGTCACGCCCCGGTGGTTGGTCAGGAACGCCACGTCGGGGCCGGCGGCGAGGGTCGCGTCGAACGCCGTCGCGGCGATCTCCTCGGTGTACTCGCCCCACATGTCCCACATCGAATACGGCTGCTCGACGACGCTGGCGTACCCGTCGAGGCGCCGCAGTTCCTTCCCGGCGACGACCACCGGCTCGTGCCGGAACTGGGCGCGGAACGTCGCCATCCGCGCGCCGTCGTCAGGCTTGCCCCGGCGGCCGGGCATGTGATCGGCGCGGGCCTGGGCGCCGGCTGCGCGCAGCCCGGCGGCGTCCTCGGCGAAGTGCTCGGCGCGTCCCGCCTCGGGAGGGGTTCCGGCCATGACAGTCCTTTCCTTCGTTTAGCGGCCGGCCCCGATGGCCAGCCGGCGCCGGCCGGGAAGCTCCCGGGCGGTGAACGGGTTGCCCAGCGACGCCGATTGGTCGCCGCCGGGGTCGATCGGGTCGGTCGGGTCCTCGGACGGGTCCTCCCCCGGGCCGGAACCTTCCGGGTACGGCCCCTCGCCTTGCACGTTCCCCACCGGCGGCCAGAAATGGTCGAACTCGGCGACCTGCGCCGCGGTGAGCGCCGGCAGTCCCCAGTCCTCGCGGGCCTCGGACGGGGCGAGGGTGCGCGCGTCGATCCTGGCCCGCTGAAACAGGGCCTTGGCCATCGGGTCCATGCGGAACAGTTCGTCGGGCACGAACTGGCAGAACTGCCGGGCCGGCAGCAGCCCCGCCGACCACTTCCGTTCCCGGCGGACCAGCGCCGGGGACAGGTGCAGCACCAGGAACTGCGCGTTGCGCTGCCCGATGTTGGCATACGTCAGGTCGGTGCGGCCGGTGCGGGCCCCGGTCGGGGTGCCGTCGATCATGTCCACCGGCACATTCATGAACCGGGCCACGTCGGGGACGGTGGCGGCCATCGCGTCAAGCCAGTCCGCCGATGCTTCCTGGGCTTGCATCAGTTCGTAGTCCCAGTCGCTGCCATGGACGAACGGCTCACCGGCCGAGATCGACGCCCGCCACGCCTCCTTGATCACCGCCGTCTGCCCCGGCGGGATCACCTTGGCCGTGTTCTTTAGCCGGGCCTTGGGGATGCCGCCCTGGGCAAACCAGTTCGTCGCGAACTCCTGCACATTCAGGTACAGGCCCAGCGACCAGGCGGCGTAGGCGACCGGCGACAGGCCGACGTACAGGCCCGAGCTTGTGTACTGCTTTTCGTGCCAGATCATCTCCGGGTCATACAGTTTCCCGGCGATCCGGTACTTCCACAGCTTCCCGCCCCGGACCAGCACCGTGCATTCCTGCGACGGCTGCGCCTCAAGTTTGGCCGGCTGCCCGTACCCGTTGACCTCGGTGATGATCGCGATGTGGTTCCCGGCCCGGTCCAGGTCCAGCCGCGACGAGTACAGGTATTCCTCGATCGGCACTTCCGGGCCGCCGGGCGCCGACAGGATCATCGGCGTGTAGGACAGTTGGACCTGCTCCCCGGCGACCATCGTGTACGGCAGCAGCGGCAGGGTCGATTCCATGTCGGCGCGCAGGGTGAGCGCCCGCCACACCGCCGAGTGCCGCATGGCGGTGTCCTGGGTGACGGTCGGGCCGAGCCGCTGAAACGGGCGGGTCGGGATCAGGTCCATCGGCGAACTGATGCCCCACATGCCGAACGTCGGCCCCGGGTCGGACGCCCGGACCTGCTTGCCGGTCACCGACCTCGGCCCGGAGAACACACCCACCTAGCAGCCCCCGATCGACCGGAACGGCAGAGAATCGGGGACCGGCCGGAACGGGCCGTGCGCCGGGCACGAGGACCAGCCGGCCGACGAGCAGATCCGGCACCCGAGGTCGTAGCTCGCGGTGAACACCGGCGGCGCCTTGAACGCCTCAGGCACGAACCCCAGCGGCTGCCAGGCGGCCACGTCGCCGAGGATCTCGGCGACCCGGGCCTCGATCGCCTCGGTCGCGGCCTGGCGCTGCGCCTCGGTCAGCAGTTCCTCGCCGCACACGGGGGCTAGCTGCCGATACGCGAGTCGAGGCGGGTCATGAACCACGCGAACACGCCGAGCCCGGCCCACACGCCGAGCCCGTGGGCGAAGTAGTTGACCGCCCCCCCGACCGAGCACGACCAGGCGATCATCGCCGTCACGCCAGGAAGCGCCCTGATCGTCGTGGACGCCTTGACCTTCCCCCACGCACCCGCCGCCCACGGCCGCCCCTTGGCCGTCAACCAATTCTTGACACCTGACGGGCGAGAGTCCCCGGCCCCTAGTGCGTGGACGTCCGCCACCATCTAGCCTCCCTCAGTCGCGCACAGCGAGCCCAGCCGGCAATACGATGCCGGCCTGCTCGATCGCGCCCAGGTCGGCTGCCCTGAGAATCCCCAGCGACGCCAAGCGCATCAGGTCGGTCGGGCCGTACACGCCCATCTTGACGTACCGGATGACCTCAGTCACGTCATACCCGACCGACTCGCCCACATCGTAGTCAAGATCGCCGCCGAACCGCTTGTGCCCCCAGTGCGCATTCGTGACCGCGACGATCGTCGTGATGTCAATCGCCGCGCTGATCCGGTCCCACCCACGGCCCTCGCTGATCCGCCTCGTGTCCGCCCCGCCGACGGCCTTGCGGACAGCCGGGTCGCCGTACTCGGCGACCTCCGGGGGCTGCGCCCGCACCGCGTCATAGAACTGGCCGAACGCCTGCGCGACGTCCATCGCCCGCATCTGCTCGACCCGCAGGCCGGCGTCCTCAAGGTCGCCGATCAGCGACCCGGCGTCCGTCCTCGGGTCCACAACCCACGTCATCGGCCCGCGCCGGTGGTTGATCCCCACGGCTGCATCGACGACCCAGCCGGCGCCGCGCCGGTGGTCGGCGACCTCGACCGCACGCCGGCCGTCGGGCCGCATCCCGCACACCCCGATCGCGGCGCTGGCCCGCTCGGGGGCGACGTCGATCGCGGCGACCGGCCGTTCCGGGCGGATGCCGTCCCGCACCCGGATAGCGTCCCACATGCGCTCGCTGAACACCGCGAACGCGTCCTCGGCCGACGGGTAGTTTCCCACGCCGAGGACTTCCTGCGCCCACTTCTCGATACCCAGGTTGTCGCGGGTCGCCACGGCGATCTCATGCTCAAGGCGCAGCCCGTACCCGGGGTTCGCGGCGGCGATCGTCGCCTCGTCGTAGGGGTCCAGGTGGCCGGGGACCTGGCAGTCCCGGGGGCAATACTCGTCGTGCAGGATCACCGAGAACTCGGCGAAACACAGGCTCGTGCCGCCGCGCATCCCGTTGCGGCGCACCTTGGCCGACTGGGTCGATTCCTTCCCGATCCCCGCCGAGCCCATGTACCAGATCTGCGGGCCGGCCTGGGTCAGCCGGCCCCGCGCGCTCACCGACGGGATCATCGCCGCGCAGTCGTCGGCGTCGAGGACCATGTCCTCATCCAGCACGATCAGGTCCCCGGTGAACCCCCTAGCGGCCGACTTGGACCGGGCCAGGAACCGCAACCGCGGCGTCCTCGACACGGTCACGTCCCTGGCCCCGGACCCGGTGATGATCGTCGGCGTCGGGAACAGTTCGATGCCTTCCTCGCCGTGCGAGGCGGGAATCCGGGCCACCTTGCGGATCATCGACCGCGTGTTCTCAATCCTGGTCAGGATCCGCAGGTACTGCTCTTGGGCGGTGTTGAACCGGTGCGCCGAATGGATCATCAGTTCCTCGCCGAACACGAACAGGCCGCCCAGTTCCCGGGCCTCAAGGATCGCGCCTTTGCCGTTTTGCCTGCTACAGATCAGCTTGACAGCGAAGCTCGCCCAGCGGCCCTGCTCGGTCTCGCCGAGGGCGTGGATCAGGAACCACGCCTCCCACGGGTCCAGGACCAGGCCCGCCTCGGCGGCCTTTTCCATGCACTCCCCGCCGGCGCTGGTCACCCACTGCGGGCAGGTGAAATACGCCGGCCGCTGCACCCCGAACATCGACGTGCCGAACGGGTCACCCGGGGGGATATACGGCGCCAGCGGCGCGAACTCGGCCGGCAGTTCGGCCCACGGGTCGCCCAGCCACCCGGCCGGCACGTCGAGGACAGTCACCCCCGCTGCGCCGCCGCCAGCCGGGCCGCCGACCGGCGCTCGGCCCGGCGCCGCGCCAGGTCATCCCGGTCATCCTCGGCCGGCGCCGGCCCGGCCGGGTTCCGCCTCGACCTGTCCGCATTCAGGGCGAGCAGTTCCGACCGGCGCTCGGACAGCCGGATCACCCGGTCAACCGCCCGCAACGCCAGCAAACCGTCGCGGGCGTCCGACGCGCGGATCAGGATCTGCTGCACCCGCCGCTCCGCAGCGGCGAGCCGCTCAAGCTCAAGAGTCACATACCGGTCGGCGATCTCCGCATCGTTGGCCGCCGCCTGCTCAAGCGCCCGCCGCGCCTCCTGCGCCACCCGCCCCGGCGACCCGCCGAACACCGCAACCCACGCGGTGCGCTCATCCTCGGGGTCGGCGCCGGCGATCTGCTCGATCGTCATCCCGCTCGACAACGCGGCGAGCAGCCGGCGGCGCCGGTCGGCGACCTCGGCCTGCTTGAGCCGGGACGCCGTCACCGGGCCGCCAGCCGCGACGCCTGCACCCACGCCTCCCCGACGACCCCATCCGCCCCGGTCCCCGCGATATGCACCAGCGGCGCCCGGCAGATCTCGGGCACATGCTCGGGCCAGTCCCGGCACACATGCCAGTCGCCCTCGGCGAAATCCGAGATCGTCACCGCCGTCCCCGGCGGGAACCGCTCATCGGCCACGTAGTACCCGCGCCCGGTCACCGTCGCCGACGAGATCCCCGGCCCCTCAGGCACCCCGGAGATCCCGCCCGTGTCAGGATCGCACGCCAGGCCAGCCGGCAGCCCGGCCGCTGAAAACCGCAGACGCTCACCCATGATCGCCAGGGTAACGCCACACGACCAGCCCAGCCGAGCCGGCGCGGCAAACCCGCCCCGCCAGACCCCCGGCAAGCTCCCCAAACACCCCCGCAACCCGCTGTAACCCCCGGTCACCCTCGGCCACGGTGCGAACAGGCCACCAAACGGGGAGAAAAAAGGCGCCGGGT